ATCCTGTACCGGGCAGCAGCCCAGGCCGCGCACAGCATAAGCAGGGCCGAGCAGAGACACGCCCGCGCCATATCCGCCACCATTGACGACGACGGCGCCGAGCGCTGGCAGATCGACACCGAGGCCGGGACGGACTGCGACGCGATAGCACCCAGCCCGGAGGCCGCCGCGATCCTGCGGGAGAGCGTGGAGAGCGTCGCCCGGGATCAGGTGGACCGCGTAGCGCTGACCATGACCGCCCGCGGGTACACTACGGCGGAGATAGCCGCCGCGCTGATGGTTGACCGGTCCACCATTTCCCGCCGCCTGTACGCCATGCGGGATCGCTACCACGCGCAGCAGGACAACGCCCAGGACTAACCACGGACGCGCCCAGCAGGGCGCAGGAAGGAGACAAGGCACCATGACGAACAACACCACCAGCCCGGGAACCCTGTACAACATCGCCCCAGAGGGCAAAGCGCAGCTATACACCGCCGCGGAGATCAGAGCCGCAGCAGCGGACGGCCTGCAAATCTGGCTTGACGTGGGCCGCCGCTGGCCCCGCGTCCCGTGCCGTATGGCCGCCACCGTGCGCGGATGGGTAACGGCAGTAGGGGAACACGGCGCAATATATCAAGCATGGGCCGGGGACTTCCACGGCAGCCCCAGCCCCGCCGAGATCGTCACCGCATGACCCAGGACGGACAACCGAAGAAGCCCAAACCAGCACCGCCAGGACGGAACCAAAACCGCCCCAGCGGTGCTAATTTTATGCCCGTGTAGATTTTTGACAATGCCACTGGAAATATAGAAAACGGACAGAAACGCCCCGCCACGCTTTCCAGGCGTCGAAGGAATGCCCCGACACCGACCCCCAAAGAAAAACGCCGCCAGCAGCCCCACAGAGGGCAAAGAGGCATGGAAGAGCAGCGGCAGCCCATCACGCGTGCGCACGCGTTTATTCCGGGCGCGGTTGAATAAAGAAGAATATACCCCCGTATACAACCATACCCAGCGGAGCAGAAACGAGCACCAAAAACCCCAGCGGGACACCCAAAGCAGGAGAACACCGGAGCAAAACGGAGACCACCAGCGGGAGGCACCGACCGGAAGAAAAGAGCGGCGGCGAGGGGAGGGAAGGAGAGTCGCCCGGCGGCCTATGTTCCGGGCTGAACAGCTGACCGACGGGGACCGGCAGCGGCGGCGGGGTGCCACGGCTCCATGCCCTGACCATCCGGCAAACGGCAGCCACCACCGACAAAACAGCCAAAACCGGCGGAAATCGTCAAATCAGAGGCCGAAAGCGGACGAAATGAAAGAGAACTTGCAAAAATTGCAACATTCCTTTACATATTAGAACAATATGTAAAGGAAAGCACCCCGGCGGCGGGCGTTTTTCCTGCAAAATCCGGCGGAAATGGACACCACCGGCACCACCTGACCACCACCAGGACGGCAACCCGGGGGAGGTTTACAAACCGGAAGGGCAAAGCCTTTTCGCCCTGCTACGCAACTCTCCTCCCCGCCTCCATGTTCCCCACTCCGGCACACCAATCCGCGCTTCTCACGCAAGTTACCGGCAAGTTAGGGGTAGGGGGGGTGGTTTTGAAACCGGGTCGAAAAAACGAAACGGTCAAAAGGCGGAGGTCGAAAAATAAAAATTTCGGCGGGCGCAAGCGCCATATATGTGAGGGGAAGGTACGGCCTTTGTGCGGCGGTGGTGCGATGGTGGCGGCATGGTGTTGACACGGATGTTATATGGGGGTGAAAAAGTTTTTCTGCTTCCCTTGACACGGCGATTAGACTACCGGTTGCCAAAGGGCCGGGAGCAAGTGGCCGGCAAGTTAGATTGAGGGAGTGTTTTGGATATGGTAGTAGACATTTTGGATACTGATAAGAAGTATGGTGTGATCTACGCGGATCCTCCGTGGACGTTTAAGACGTACAGTGCGAAGGGAAAAGAGAAGAAGTCTGCGGAAGCGCATTATCGCTGCATGAGAAAAGAGGACATACAGACGCTGCCGGTGCAGGGCATAGCGGCGGAGGACTGCGTGCTGTTTCTGTGGGTGACTATGCCTTGTTTGGAGGAAGGCTTGGAGCTGATCCGTAAGTGGGGCTTTACCTACAAGACCTGTGCGTTTACATGGGTAAAGCAGAACAGGAAGTCAGACGGGCTGTTTTGGGGCCTGGGTTTCTGGACCCGGGCCAACGCGGAGCTGTGTCTGCTGGCGACAAGGGGCAAGCCGAAGCGCGTGAACAAGGGCGTACACAGTGTGGTGCTGAGCCACGTGCGGGAGCACAGCAGGAAGCCGGATGAGGTGAGAGACCGGATCGTGGAACTGATGGGAGATATACCCCGCATCGAGCTGTTTGCCAGACAACAGGTGGACGGCTGGGACTGCTGGGGTGACGAGGTATAAGGAGGGATGAAAATGAGAAAAGAAATTAGCTTTGATGAGTTGAAAGAACTACTGTTGTACCGGAAGATCGTGGCGTGGGACGCGGAGCATATCGAACTGGATACCGGGTTGAAACTGCGGGTTGAGATGACGGACTGGGACTGCTGCGCAAGGGTCGAATCGAAGTTCTCGGAGGTAAAACTGGACGCCGCGATTACTGCGGTATCGGACATAGAATATGAACCGTGGGAAGATTATGACACCTATGGATGCAAGGCGCGAGTGACGATTATGCACAACCGCAATGCTATTTGTATGATCGAGTCCAACGCTGATGGGGGCAATGGGGGATACTACTTCTCCATCGCGTCTTTTATCGTTACTCTGCCCGTGAACGCAGCAGAGGCGGAATGTGAGTTCGTTAGGAGCTACCACGGCAGGGAGGATGTGTAACCGTGACTATGCGGAGGATGGGAGATGTGGCGACGGACGTCCTGCTGGACGAAGTGCTGGGCGGCAGGGTGGATGAAATGCTGCTGGACAGGGACGCGAACCTCGGCGCCCTGCTTCGGCTGCGGCGGCACTTCCCGAAAGCGGCGCTGAAATTGACAGACGATCAGTGGATGTACCTGAGAGAGATGTATGAGGGCGGCATGAGCGTGACGGAGATCGCAGCGGTACACGACGTAAATAAGAGCACGGTCAGCCGGAGCGTGAACCGTGCGAAAAAGACTTTGCAGGACTATCTACAGTTCTGCCTGTGATGAAAGTGGGAACGAGATACATGGGACGGATAAACCGGCCGCTGACGAATGAAGCGGCGAAGAAACTGATGGCGCTGGACGTGCAGGACAAGGAGATACTGACCTACGAAAAGCTGGACGAGTGGTACACCGCATGGGGCGGACAGTGCTACGTCAGTTTCTCCGGCGGCAAGGACAGCACGGTGCTGGCGCATCTGGCGGCGCGGTACCTGGCAAGCTACAGAACGCCGATATGGCCGCTGAACCTGGTGTTTGTGAACACGGGGCTGGAATACCCTGAAACTTAGAAGTTCGTGAATGAGTACGCCGCGTGGCTGCGGAGGGAGTTTCGCCGCGTGACTGTCAATCTTGTCCGCCTGCGTCCGAAGATGAACATACGGCAGGTTGTGACGAAGTACGGGTACAGCATCATCGGTAAAGACGTAGCGCACCGGATAGAAACCGCGCGGCGTTCACCAGATAGCCGAAGTATGAAGCTATTGCGTGGGGAAGTCTTACGCGCCGATGGGGAAAAGAGTATGTACAACTGTGAAAAGTGGAAGTATTTGCTTTCGGCTCCATTTCTCATATCAGACAAATGCTGTGGAATTATGAAAAAGTCCCCGGCAAAGAGATATGAGCGCCGAGCGGATGTCAAACCCACGACGGCAACAATGGCGGAGGAAAGTCTTCTGCGTATGCAAAAATGGCGCGAAACCGGCTGCAACGCCTTTGAAGGAAGGCGTCCCTTATCTAAGCCCATGAGTTTCTGGACGGAGCAGGACGTGCTGCGGTTTATAGTAGACCACCAACTACCCTACGCCAGCGTGTACGGAGACATCGTAGCCAGCGACGGCGAGAACGACTACGGCGCAACGCTGATCGACTGCAATCTGCACTGTACGGGATGCCAGAGGGGGGGCTGTATGTTCTGCGCTTTTGGCGCTCACCTCGAAAAGGGTGTCAACCGCTTTGAACGCATGAAGCTGACGCACCCGAAGCACTACCAGTTCTGCATCGGTGGTGGTGCGTTCGACACGGACGGACTGTGGAAGCCCACGAAAGACGGTCTTGGTTATGCGAGGGTGCTGGACTACATCGGAGTGAGGTATTGAGATGAGCACTGGATATGCGGAGAAGAGTGCGCTTTTCAATGAAGTTCAAAAGGCACTGAAAGCACTCAATCTGAGGGCGAAGCAGTACGGCGTTGACGAGGTTTATAACTGGTGCAGGTTTGTTCTGGGCGCTAAGTCGGGGAGCTTTACCGAGTGGCAGCAGATCGCTGCGGCGTTCTTCATGCAGACCGTACACAAGTTCCTTGATGGCCTTGCAGATGTGCGCGATATAGGCGCGGCAGAACCCAGGCCGACATTTATGGAGTTCAAGCCGAAGGTGACATACCGCCTTGACGAACAGATCTGGTGGAAGTTGCTTCAGGCGCGAGCACTTGGAGGTGAGATGATATGTCATCTATAAACCGTAGGCTGACCGAGAACCTGAGAGATTATTACACAACCGGCATGGGCGGTATGAGCCGCCTGATTTTTACTGAGGCGTGGCACTTGCACACCAAGCGGTTATACGGCTGGGAACCGGCGGCGTATATTCCTGCACCGCGAGATGGTGATGTCGCCGTTATATGGAACCGGAGAATGTGCCATTTGCTTGCGCTGCAGAGCCACAACGAAGGAAATCCTTACGGGTATATCTTCTGGGAATGGTATGCGAGAGAATTTGAAAAGAGCTACAAGATGCGCGTGAGCAACAGGCCAAAGCGCATGATGACCTTTGCGCCGGAGATAAAGTTCCGCGGGGAACCGCTGGATATGAGGATGGCAAGGATGATGGAGGACTGGACATGATTTTTGAAGCAAAAGCGCAGCCGATCAGGGCGGGCACAGGAACGCCGGTCACGCGGGTGCTGGTAGGCATCGGGGTGTATAACCCGTTGGCGAAGCCGGAGAGTGGAATGAAAGGAGAACGGGCATGAGAGTGAAAATGGACTACAACAACTTGGTCGAGGAGATCGACAGAACGCTGAGTGAGAGCAAAAGCAGAGTCGTAAAAGAAAACGCCTTTGGCATCTCCGTTGGCCTCAAACTGCTGTCTGGGTATCTTCGTGACATCGCGCAGAGGGCTATTGATCTGGAAGATGACAAGCTGATCGAACTGTGCGTCGGAATGGGAATCTTGAAGCGGGAGGAAAAGGCATGAGCAAGGCCGTTATGATAAGCATTCGCCCGAAGTGGTGCGAGAAGATTTGCAGAGGCGAAAAGACCATTGAGGTGCGAAAGACGCGCCCGAAGCTGGAAACGCCGTTTAAGTGCTATATCTACTGCACGCAAGCAAGTGTCAGGTATCAGACCATCTGTGGGTGCCATGTGCTGAACAGCGATGAATTGTATCGTCACCCAGAGCAGGGAATTAAACACGGCGACAGCATAGAACTAATGCTGTGTGAAAACTACACGAAAGACAATTTCTTAAATGGAAAGGTCGTCGGCGAGTTCACCTGTGACCGGATTTATGAGCTTGCGCCCATCAACCATGCACCGGATGACGTAGAAAAGCAAGCCTGCCTGATACGGGAAGAAATTGTGAACTACCTAAAGGGAACCGGCTACGGCTGGCACATCTCCGATCTGCGCATCTACGACGCGCCGCGCAAGTTGAGCGAGTTTGAACGCCCCTACGAATGCAATGAATGCGACGCGAAATGGGCGACCGAATGCAACGCTTGCCACGAAGAAGGAAAAATCAAGCGCGCACCGCAGAGCTGGTGCTATGTGGAGGAGCAGAGATGAATAAACGACTGACGAAGCGCGACACCGATGGACAGGCAATGATGGACTGCCAGAAGTGCAAAGCGGATTGGACGGGTAAGCATGGTAAGCCGATGGCTGACTGCACTGCGCTGTACTGCCGCAATCTCCTCAAGGATCGCCTTGCCGCCTACGAGGACACGGGGCTGACACCGGAGGAAGTGTCTGAGTTGATTAAAGACTGGAGCGACCTTTGCACTGTTGTTGGGGAGTGCGGTGGGATCGATATGATACGAGAAATCTGCAAGGCAGGCAAAGAGAAAAGATTGGTGGTACTTCCATTCAGGGTGGGTGCCAAGGTATATACGATCTTTTGCGGTGAGGTCGTAGAGAAAACCGCTATTGAGTTCAGAGTGAACGGATTTTCAAAGCCGGGAGTGAGCGCGGTTCTGGCTACGGACACCCTTGCGCCGGCTATCACGCCGCTGCGGTTTGCCATTGGTCGAACTGTTTTCCTCACCAGCGAGGAGGCGGAGAAAGTGCTGAAGGAGGTCGAGCAGGGATGATATACACCTTTCATGTGGGAGATTATGTGAGGTTGGAACGTGCCGATGACACATCCTCCAAGACGCTTACGGGATATGTGTCGTCTTACCAGAGGCCAGGGCGGTTTCACAGCTTCATTTTCAAGTGGGACGATGGGACGCAGACGGGCTGGAGTGGCAATATAGAGGATCTGCCGAAGAATTTTACTCGCATTGGCAAGTACGATTTTGCGTGGCTAAGAGCGGTCAGGGATTGCGGATATGCGGAAAAGGATGAGCTCGACAAGATGAGCTCCACGAAACTGTTGATGATGCCGGAGTACCTGCGCGAGGGAGACTTTGTGGAGACTGTGGATGGCCGGGTGGGGTACATCAAGAGCATCTGCCGGTGTGAGAAATGCCGGGAGCGTGGGTTCTATGAGCCGATCGTACATTTTACGGACGGTGAGGAGGACTTCATCACCAAGTACGAGGCGGAAAACGGCTTCAATGGCTATAAGCGCATCGGACGGTGGGAGAATGAGAAAGCAGTAGTGCAGAAGCCCAAGGAGATTCTTCACTGCGGGAGCGTGCGTAAGTCCGAAAACGGGACTATGAGATACGCACCAGACACGCAAGTCATGCAGGATAAGATCAACGAACTGGTAGACGCTGTAAATGAACTGCGAAAGGAGAAACAGAAATGACGGAACGAAACGTGCTGATCGTCCGCGTGAAAGGCGGTATGCAGATAGCGCAGGGCGTGACCAACCATATCATAGAGGGGCTGGTGCGGGGCGTGTTGGTGCTGCCGGAGGAAGTCACGTCCTACGCCGTTGAGGAGTTCCCTGCGCTGGGCGTGGAGAATGAGGACACCATCTATACGGTCGTGCCGGAGGGCGTACCGGCGATAAAGATACTCAACAAGGACGATATACTTCCCATTGGCGCGTTTGTGCAGGTACAGGAGGAAAGCGAACAGCGGGATGGCAACGAAGCCCAGCCAGATCCAGCACCGCAGCCGACCGAACCCGCCACGCCGTTTAAGCCAAAGGGATCGATGGCGGAGATCAAGCGGGAGGTTTTTATACGGCTGCAAGCCTACCAGCAGAGAACAAAATTGGGCTGGGCACAGAGAGTGTCCGACGCTACCGGCGGCAAGGTGGCCCCTGACGTGGTGCGGCTTGGTCTGCTGGAGGCGCGGGACATCGGCGTTGACCGCTGGAAACTCATCGGAAAGGCGCTGGACAAACTGGAGGAGGAAATGGAGAAATGAAAATCTACATAGCTGGAAGGATCACGGGAAACCCGAACTATAAGGCACAGTTCAAGGCTACGGCGGCCATGCTGCAGGAAGAAGGTCACACCGTCCTAAATCCGGCGGAGCTGCCGGAGGGCATGAAGCCAGCAGACTATATGCGTATATGCTTTGCTATGCTGGATAGCGCGGACGTGGTGCTTTTTCAGCACGGATGGCAGGAGAGCAAGGGCGCAAAATTGGAGTACGACTACGCAAAATACATCGGGAAGAAAAATATCATCTTCAACGATTCTCTGGACAATTACAAGGATAATGTCAAGATCGTTGCCGTTATGATGCGCTGGATGATGGATGAGGACTGACTAAATGGATAAGGCCATCTGGACGGTCCGCACCGCCAAGCTGTGCCCCAAGTGCATCAAGGAGATGGAAGCGGAGTACATCGTGTACCTGACGCACGAACAGCAGAGGAACCGCATGAAGGACATAGCCACGCACGGTTACTGCGACCGTTGCCACGAGGAAAGTTTCATGCTTCGGATGCGCCAGTACACCATGAACGGCAGAACGCTGCGGGCGAAGGGGCTGGATAAGAAGTGGAGGGAGTATTTATGAACATGGACTGTTATCACGACGGATGCCCCTTTCGGGTAAATTCTTCCAGCAGTCTGTATCGTTGTGAGTGCATTACTTGCCCGAACCGAACGGTAAGCAATTTGACGTATACCACCGATAGTACGACACCCGAGCAGGGGAAAGCGGAGGGTAGATAGTAGAGATGTCAGAACAAATTGCATTAAACGTGGACTGCATGGAGTATATGCGGACGCTACCGGATAAGGCGTTTGACCTTGCCATCGTAGACCCGCCGTATTTCACCGGCCCGGAACGCAGAGGGTATTACGGCTGCAAGGTCAGCCCCATCGGCGTACACCGGGACTATCCCATATCACCGAAGTGGGACGTGCCAAGCATCGACTACTTTTCCGAGTTGGTGCGCGTGGCTAAAAAATATATCGTATGGTGATGCAATTACTTTGATGTTGTTTTTCCTCCGGGCCGCATCGTTTGGGATAAATGTAACGAAAACAGTTCTTTTTCGGACTGCGAGATCGCGGCGACAAACTGCCACGATAGCGTTCGTATCTTTCGCTATATGTGGAATGGGATGTTTCAAGGGAAAAGCATCACGGACGGCACAACGCAGCAGGGCAACAAGGCGCTGAACGAAAAGAGGATCCATCCCACGCAAAAGCCCGTGGCATTGTACGAGTGGCTGCTGCAGAAGTACGCAAAAGAGGGCTGGCGCATACTGGACACGCACCTCGGCAGCGGAAGCAGCAGGATAGCATCCTATAATCTCGGCTTTGAGTTCGTTGGGTGCGAGATCGAGCCGACATACTTCCAACTGCAAGAGCAGCGGTTTGCGGAGCATACGGCACAGGTAAGGATGTGGTGAAGATGAAAAGAAAGATAGAAGATCTCGGAACAGGCGGAGCCGGTGGAGTTGGTCCGGTATACATCGCCAATGGTGGTGCCGGCTGCGAGCCTGGATCCGGTGTATGTACGCCCGGTTCAGGAGGCTCCGGTGGAAATGGACGAATTATCTGGCGCCGCACAGAGGACGGCCGTATGGTGCGTTTTTGGCAGAGAGTTTCGGAGAGCATAATCAACGCAAAGATTGAAAGGCATACTCCACAGGCGTGTTGCCTAAAGTATAATCTGAGACTTATTCAAGACCACGGAACGGAGATCTACCACAAGTGTTATGTGTGCGGCAGAGACTGGACGGAGCCCGCACCAGTAAATCCTATGGAGGCAGTGAAGATAAAACCGCTGCCCACGAAGTGGGAAAACGAAAAGAAAAAGCCCCCGATACCGGAGGGAGCAATGATCGCACATTTTTGAGGAGGAAAACACAATGGGAACTATTTTGGGTATCCTTGTCGGTCTCGTTCTGATCGGCGGATTCGCCGCATTTATCGACCTCGATTCCAAGAACAACAGGCAAGGACAGAAGGGGCCTCCGCCTACCAAGTCTGTGGAGGGGTATCCTCCGCGCAATGCAAGAAGTAGTGTGCAGAGGCCTGTTTGGGAACAGCGAAACAAAGCGTGCTTGGAGATCGACCAAAACTATTTTTATTACGATGGCATCCCCATCGGCACCGTTGCTGATGATAAGCCGTATGTTTGGTGCATCCATATTCTCAAGAGTCAGTGCGTAACGTGTTATAACTCGAAAACGAGAAAACTTGAGGTCTTGCCTATTCGCGGGCAAACGGAGGACAGGGTATGAACCAGTACAACAGAAAACCCTGCGGTAAACTGGAGGTATGTCCACACTGCGGAAGAGACAGCGGGGAGCGCAAAATCGGTATTTATGTGCCGGAACGGTACTATGTGCGCTGCGCGAGCTGTGGGTTCACCTTGTCTGGGTGGAGCCAGAGCGCCGCTACGGCAAGCTGGAACAGACTGAGTAAGAAGGTGAGGACATGAAAAGCAAATGCTGTGTCGGCTGCAAGTGGCACGAGGAATGGACGTGGGCGTGCTTCAACGGGGACAGCCCGTATTGCGCCGATTTTGTAAACTGCGGGTGTCCGCTATACGAGGAGAAGAAAACCAATGACAAGAAGGGAACAGATAGTCTATAAAACAATGAGCGAGAACATTGCCCGTGCCGGGGAGTTCGGATTATGCCCCGGACCGTTCGTGGCTATGCGGGCAGAGTACCGGCGCGTTGTGCGTCGGGAGCAGACACACTTCCTGTTGGAGTTCATGCTGCTGACGCTTCTGATATTCACACTGATCGCTCCGTGGAGAGCCAGCGCGGACACGCCGCACACCGTCCTACGGGTGGAGTGGGGCGAAGATGTTGACAGCCATGATACAATCGTAGAAGAGGATCCCGATGAGTCGGAACGCATACTGGAAGCCGTCAAGGCCAAAAGCAATGTGCTGGAGGACTGCATCGTCACCGGCTACTGCGCCGACTGCGTTGAGAAGTACGCACACATGAACCAGGACGAGTTCGGCCGTGTGTTGACCGCCAGCGGCCAGTGGGGATATCCCGGCTCCTGCGTAGCGACCGACCCGGACGTGATACCGACCGGCAGCACAGTCATCATCGGAGACAAGACATACATCGCCCTGGACGTTGGCGTAATAGGCAAACACGTTGACATACTGATGACCCATGAGGAGGCCGCCGTAGCGGGAGCCAGAAGAGAAACGGTGTGGTGGTGTGAGGAATAAAAAAACCGGCTCCGCATGGGGCCGGTTTTCGTGTCGAATTTCGTGTCGAAAATTATCACATTTTTATGTTGCACGAGCCACAAATGCTTTGCCTATCAAACATTTATTTGCCCCTCTAAATCTCCGCAAACCCGCATGAATACAGGGAAAACCCGCAACCACAAGGGTTGCGGGTTTTCCTCTTGATTGGTCGGAGTGGGGGGACTTGAACCCCTGCGATTTGTTGTAAAAACCGCATGAAAACGTGGGTTTTAATTGGCGTGTCGAATTTCGTGTTGAAAAATCACTTTTTGTTCTCGCTGTTGCGCTGCGATGCGGCCAGCTTTTCCGCGGTGTGGTAAAACTTTGCCATTTTATTCGTTGCTTTCAATTTATCTCTCTGGGCGAGATGTAAGTAAATATTATGGACGGTGGAACTATCGGACCAGCCTCCCATGCTCATGACTTCGTTTTCTGACAAACGAAGGTGGTAGCCGAGAGACGCAAACGAGTGGCGCAAACAGTGCTCAGTAATGTCAGATAAACCTGCTTTTCGTGCGATGGCGTGAATGTGCTTGTTGATGGTGCTGGGCGTTTGCGATACAGCCCGCTCTTCACCGGAGTAGGCTTCCAGCAGTTCTTTTAAGCGGGGTATCATAATGGGCACCACACGTTCGGAGGAGCTGGTTTTATTTCGCGTTTTGAACACCGGCTTGTTGTGCTCGTCGCGCACGACCGCACCGGAAACGATGATACATTCATCCTTGAGGTTAAAGCTATCCGGGAACCGCAGCGCCTTTATCTCTGACATACGGAGGCTGTGTAGGCCGAGGAGAATGGGCATTTCGCAGGTGTCGCCTTTTGCGGCTTCACAGAATGTTATGATCTGCTGTGGATCAAGAAAATTGCGTTCGCTTTTTTTCTTTACAGGGAACAGCACACGGGGGACTGGCAGGCCGTTTGTCTGCATGATGGCGGTCATAAGTCCCCAGGAATTTTTGACCGTCTTATCCGACAGTCCAGAGAGCGAGTTGTTGATCTCTGCCTGCCAGTTGACAGGGACGCTCATGGGCTTCTGCATAACACCCTGAAAACGGTTGCGCTGGATGATGCGGTAGCCTCGAACGGTCTCAGGGGAAAGAGACTCGGATCGGTCGCTGATATAATTATCTATCGCCTTGGTCCATGTTAAAGACGGCAGCTTTTTCTGTTGCTCTGCGAACCCCGCGCGGAGGGCCTTGGCTTTTGCGATACAGCGGTCTTTGGTTGCTTCGGTGACAGACTGCTTTTCGGCGGCCAGATAGATACGCCAGCTGCCGGATGGAAGCTGCTTCGGCTCCGGCACCTTGATAACGCCGTCCTTTTTGCGCTCCCGCACCTGCTTCTGGCCGCACCAAGGGCAGAACGTGGCGTTGTCGGGGACTTCGCGCTTACAGGACTTGCATTTCGTTGACATTTTGATATTTTCGTGTTACCCTACTGTTGTAGGCTCCTTTCTTTAAGACTCGTGATGGTGTTGGCGGGAATAGAGCTTATATGGAAAAGCCGTCCGATTGGGCGGCTTTTTCTTTTTTTAACAAAAAATCTCAAGAAACTTGTGATATGTGTGCATTGAAACCAAGAAACTTGTGATATATAATGTAGAACACAGTAGAACCTATGTTCTATTTTTGCTCGATTATATTTTTTTCAGCATCGCGCAGCGCACGGTATCCGAGAAGGCTGCACACGACGATAGAAACAGGCGTAAGAAGGATAACAAGCCACGCAAACGCTGTAGGCCCGTCCTGGAGGACAAAGCCAGCATAGGGGTTGCGGAAGTCGAAAAAAAGGTAAACAATTAAGAACAGGGAGAGGATCGCGGCAAAAATTGAGGAAAACACAGACCAGCGTTTGTAATGATCGCGCTGGCGGATAACGGCATCCAAGCGCTGGGTACAAAGACCGTTGACCTGCTTCAGGCGTACCACGTCGCCGGAGCTGACGGCGTTATCCAGTTCCAGCTCGTGGATGCGTTCCCGCATGGCGGAGGGGGCGGACGCAGGGGGCTGGATCTCAAACGTCTGATCGGCGGAGATGCCAACGGCTTTCATCACGGCTACAGCATCGTACAGTTTTGGATCGCGCTCACCAGACTGCATTTTGCAGACGGCGGAATAGCTGATGCCGGACAGTTCGGCCAGTTCCTCGTTGGTGATGCCCTTGTCCATTCTGGCTTTACGGACAAGGGCAGGGAAGTCCTGAATATGCTGCGCGATTTCCTGAATTTCTGACATGATTTCCCCTTTCTATCGGTAACGGATACTATTTCATCCGCTTCGGATCTTATTTCATCCGTAAATTTCCATATTTGGGTGGCAGTTTCCCAGATATGGATCGGCCTAAGGGCGCCAATTACCCAAATTGGGGAGCGATTCCCCAAAATGAACGTAGACACCGGGGCACGTATAGAGTACGATTGAACCAAGCAAACGCCACAAAACGACATACGAGGGGGCAGAGAAATGAACGAGCAGGAAGCGAAGAAACTGGTCTCCACCCTGACGATGGAGGAAAAGGTCAGGCTTTACGAGCTGCTATCAGCGCTGCGGCAAAGCCCTGCACCTGCGCCAGTTCAGTAGGCGTAAGAGAACACAGCAACTTAACAAGGGCGGAATCGAGTTCGCTTTCCAGTTGGGAAGCGGGCTCTTTTTCTGTTTCTATCGGAATCAGATACGAAGGGTGGACTTCCAGAAACTCCGCTATCTTTTTAAGCTTTTTGGCGGAAGGAGAACTATCGCCGGTCCTCCACGCGGAAATCGAGCTTCTGTTGATCGGGATGGCAGCGTAAAATTCACCTTTCGATATGCCTTTGGCTAAAAGCAGAAGTTCGATTCTATCAAGCATCGCGCAATTACGCGCTTTCAGCGCCTCTGTCTGCTCTTTGGTCATTTTGGACATAAAACAATACCTCGCATTATAAGAAGTTACAAAAAGCAATGTTCGGTAAATGTTTGCCTTGACTTCTGCCGCGTGTATGATAAAATGAACATACAGGCAACAAGAGACAAACATACAGGGAGCAAAACGGAAATAACTAACGTAGAATTAGCTATTTCAAAACATCACAACAACAACTTACACCGCTTTCCTGCATTTGTCAAGTAAAATTAGCATTTTAGAGGTGAGAAAGTGGAGAAGAAGGAAAAAACAGCGTTTTTCTACTGCCGCAAGAAGGCGGGCGTCTCGCAGTTGGATGCCGCAAAACTGCTGGGCGTTACGAGAACGACGCTTTGGGCGTGGGAAACCGGACAGACAGCGCCTGATGCGCGTGGGCTGCGCCGTATGGCAGAGATCTACGACTGCCGGTTGGTAGACCTGATAAGCGAGGTGAGCCTGACGAAATGAACGAGATGCAGGTGTTTAACTACAAGAGCTCTCAAGTCAGAACCGTAGAAATCAACAGCGAGCCTTGGTTCGTGTTGAAGGACGTGTGTGCGATACTTGGTATTGCGAACCACAAAATGACCGCACAGAGGCTTGATATGGATGAGGTCAGCCAGACTTACCTCACCGATTCTCTTGGGCGAAAGCAGGAAACCTCCATCATCAACGAAAGCGGCCTGTACAATGTGATACTGCGCAGCGACAAGCCTGAGGCGAAGCCTTTTCGCAAGTGGGTCACATCGGAGGTGCTGCCCTCCATCAGAAAACACGGTACATACATGACCCCAGAGGTCATCGAACGGACGCTGACTGACCCGGACTACATCATCCAGCTGGCTACCACACTCAAGGAGGAACAGCAGAGACGCAGACTGTTGGAGCGTCAGGCCGAAGCAGATAGACCGAAGGTGCTGTTTGCGGATGCTGTGAGCGCGTCCCACACGTCCATCCTTGTGGGTGAGTTGGCAAAGCTGCTGCGGCAGAACGGCGTAAACATCGGACAGAATCGGCTGTTTGCATGGCTTCGGGACAACGGCTACCTGATCCGCCGCAGCGGGACGGACTACAATATGCCTACGCAGCGGTCGATGGAAATGGGGCTTTTCAGTATCAAGGAAACTGCCATCAGCCGGTCGGACGGTTCTGTTACCGTCAGTAAAACCGTAAAGGTGACGGGCCGTGGGCAGACGTATTTTGTGGACAGGTTTTTAAGCAACAGGGAGGGGAGAAAATGCCGAGAGTGAAGCCCTTGGGCGTGAACCCAACGGAGCAGAAGGTCGTGGAGCTTCTGTACGGAGCAATGGAGCGGGAGGGCTTGCAGAAGCGGGACGTGGCTGCCGCGTTGGGAATGACGACAGCTACCCTGCTGCGCCGGAAGAAGTCCCCGTTAGACTTTACGTTGGGCGAGCTGCAGAAAGCCTGCCGGACACTGCACATCCCCATAGACGATCTGCGGTCGGCCATCACGCTATGAGCTGGCGGTGCAGAATATGCGGCGTGAGGTTTGACGCGCCGGTGATCCGGGAGAGGAAAGAGAACCTGGACGGGGAGAACGGCATAGAGTTACGCCGGGATATGTATTGCCCGGTGTGCGGAGAACCGTACATAGAGGAGGACAATGATGAGCAGGACCAGAAGTGAGCGCCGGCGTGACTGGAAGTGCAAGGTACTGCTGGGCGTGAGCGTCTTTCTGGCGTGGGGCATCATCGGAGAGGTGGAGAACGGCGGCTCGCTGTGGCTGCTGCTTCTCGCGGGAGCCGCCCTGGTGGGCGTGTGGACAAGCTGTAAAGCCCTGGGGCTTTTCAGGTAAGGGAAATGGAGAGAATATGGCGGGAATAAATCTTACGGCGGAGCAGGTATTCGCCATCAATATGGCGCTGTCGAAGGGGCAGCGGATAGAGATCATCCCTCTCAAGGATCGGATAAAGGTCGTCGCGGTGAAGCGGGACGAGCTGAAAACCAAATAGTGTACCCCGCCTAAGTCAGTTGGCGGGAAGGGCGGAGCGTCGTCGAGTGGTTCGGAAATTCCGAACAGCTTGGCGGCGCTCTTTTTATTTGCAGGAAGGAGATGGAGGAAAACGGAACGGCTGCACTTTGAGAACAGGGAGGACTGGTTGGCAGGACGTATGCAGGGCATAGGCGCCAGTGAAGCCGCAGCGGTGGTGGGGATGTCCCCGTGGATGTCGAAATTGGAACTGTGGCGGCTGAAGGTGGGCGCGGAGAAAGCCAAGGATCTGAGCGGCAGCGCGGCGGTGAGCCGCGGCGTGCGGATGGAACCGGCACTGCGTGGGCTGTACACGGCCATACACCCGGGACGCACAGTGGACTACTACCCATACGACATTCTGTACCAGAAAGAACGGCCCTTTATATTTGCCACGCTTGACGGAGAGGTCACTGACGAGCGAGGGCGGAAGGGCATTTTGGAGATAAAGACCAGCTCACCAAACGGCAAAGCGGGATGGGCGAAGTGGGACGGGCAGATACCCAGCCACTACTATTGCCAGCTCCTGCACCAAATGCTGGCGACCGGGTACGAGTTCGTAGACCTGATGGCAAGCCTGGAAAACATGGACGGCGATCTGAGCATACGCACCTATCACTTCGAGAGGGCGGAGCAGGAGACGGACATGGCGTGGCTGCTGGAAAAGGAGACGGACTTTTACCAAAACAATGTGCTCAACGGGGTACCCCCGGCGGCAATATTACGACTTTAAGTGAAAAACGAAAGGAGAAATGAAATGGCATTTCGAGTGACCGTGCTGGACATGGAAACGGGAGAAGAGCGCGTATTCGTGCGGAACGCCTGCGGCGTGATATGCGCGGCGGTGATGCCCAAGGAGGGCGAGGAGGACAAGTATGACGGCGTGGCCGCCGCCAACGTAGCCGAAAACGTACCCATCGGCACGGCGGGACTGCTGGTGCGCCTGACGGAGAACGCCGTAAAGCTCGTTACCGAGAAGGACAGCCGCATCCGCCAGAAGATGGCGGAGGATGATGCGGCATGGGCTGCGGAACAGGCGGAGAAGGAAGCCACCGCAAAGAAGAAGTCCGCCCCCAAGAAGGGTGGCAAGCGCACGACCAAGAAGGAGGGCAAGTGATGAAACTGAAACTGACGATGACCAACGCCGAGACCGGCGAAGTGCTGCAGGAGGAGACTAACCTTGACTTCGCCATGATGGCTTATGGGCGCAAGATCGAGGAGTGCGTGGACATGGCGTGTCGGACAGAAGCACGCGACGTGACAACGCTGTCGTATGCCGCTTTCCTGTGCGGCGTGGAGAACTCGGTAAAGAAAGCGGTGTGCGAAAACAAAATAGAAGAAGCCTACACCCTCATGAAGATCAAAACGCTGATGGACAGCCTGGAACGCGCCAGGAAGAAGGACGCCAACAAGACGGAGGATGCCGGCAAGAAGGAGGGTGAGCAGGGATGATCGTAAAGGCGATGTATCACAAGCCGAAGCTGAACGGCTACGGCGGGCAGGCGTACACCTTCCTCACCGACCTGCCGCTGCACCCCGGGGACAAGGTGCTTGTCCCCGGGGGCGAGGGCACGGAGAAGAAGGCCATCATCACAGAGGTGGACCTACCGGAGAGCGCCATTGACCCGGCGTGGGCGGACAGGGTGAAACACATCACCAAGTACGACCCGGAGGTGAGGGCATGAGCGCGGCGGAATTTCGCATCACCACAGACCTGGCTCCGCTTCGGCAGTTTCAGATCGAGGCCAATTTCGAAGAAACGAAGGCGTGGCTGACGGAGAACCTGGAGCCCCTGCGGACGATGGCGGTGACACCGGAGAGCGCAGCGCAGGCGAAACAATATCGCGCGGCGGTGAGGAAGGTCCGTGACCGCATCGACGAGAGCCGCAAGATGGCAAAGGCGGCGGCACAGGAGGCGTACATCAGTTTTGAGACCAAGTGCAGGGAGCTGACCGCCCTGTGCGAGGAAGCGGCCAACGCCCTGGACGTGCAGATCAAGGCGATGGAGGAGGCGGCGAAGCAGGAGAAGAAAAATCGCCTTGCTGAATATTTCGCTCAGGTGGTGGGCGACATGGCGGAGTGGCTGACCTTTGATGACTGCTTTAACCCCAAGTGGCTGAACGCCACCTACGCCGAGAGCACGGCACAGATGGACGTATGCGCGGCAATTGACCGCTGCCGCGCCGATCTGAACGCCATTCGTGCACTGCACAGCGAGTTCGAGACCACGCTGCTGGACGAGTACACCCGTACCCGAAACATCAGCGCGGTGCTGGTGAAGAACGAGACGCTGGGGCGCATGAAGGCCGCCGAGGAGGAGCGAAAGCGCAAGGAGGCGGAGGCCGCGGCGAAGTACGAGGCGGCGCTGGAAGAATCGAAGCGTGTGGCCGATGAGACGATGCGACAGGCCGAGCAGAAAGCAAGTGAGACCGGCAGGAGCGTGGTGGAGACATTGGGCGAACTGTCCAAGCCGGTCAACGACCTGGTGGACGAGGACGGGCACGAGATGCCCGCCGTGCAGGACCCGGAGTACAAGGTGGACTTCCGCGTATTCGGAACGGCGCGGCAGCTGGACGGGCTGAAAGCCTATATGCAGAAAAACGGCATCCGGTTTATGCCGGTGCCGCAGGAGTAAGGGAGGAGAAGGAACATGAAAACGCAGAATCAGACGGGCTTTACGCAGATGGCGCAGGCCAAGAAGCCCACATTCAGCATGGCGATCACGGCGCCCAACACCCAGCAGATGATCTTGCGCGCTCTCAAGAACGAACGCATGGCGGCACGGTTTACCTCCACCTTGATTTCCGCCGTCAGCGCCAGTGAGCAGCTCAAGGCGTGCGACCCCGGCACCATAATCGCTGCCGGCCTGCGTGGCGAGGGCATGGGTCTGATTTACGGACACGGCTACTACATCGTGCCCTACGGCAGCGTGGCGACCTACCTGATGTCGTACAAGGGCTACATACAGCTGGCCATGTCCACAGGCTACTACGCGGACATCGACTGCGTGGAGGTGCGCGAGGGCGAACTGGAAGGGCGCTCCCGCCGCACGGGCAAGCCGGTCATCAACCTGGCCAAGTACGACACAGACGAGGAGCGCGAGAGCCACAAGGTCATCGGCTACTACGCCTACTTCGAGCTGAAGGACGGAACGTTCCGCTACGAGTATTGGAGCATGGACAAACTGCTCAAGCACGCGGACCGGTACTCCCCGGCTTTCAAACTGGATAAGTACAACGCCCTCATCAATGGCGAGCTGGACGCCAAGGAGCAGACCAAACTGCTGAACGGTACACCCTGGTACGACGTGAACGGCGGACAGGACAAGATGTGCCGCAAGACCATGATGCGCCAGCTGCTGAACAGCGGATATGCACCGCTGAGCAACGAGGTACGCAGCTACTTCAACGAGGACGGCGACGATACCGTGGTGGCCACGGGGGACGGCGCGGAGACCGAGCCGGTCATCACCACCTCCGGCTATGTGGTGGACGAGGATGCCGCGGCAAACCAGCCTGCGGGACACACAGAGGTCGCTCACGGCGACGTAGAACCGAATGAGGGCAACGACACCGCCCCTGCCCGCAAACGCGCACAGAACGCCGCAGAGGGCAAGACGGAGACAAAGGCGGAGGCGAAGGACTACTCCGCAGGGTTCTTCGGGGAGGGTGAGCAGTAATGCCGCTATTCGTCCGAAAGCGTCTGGACGGAGAGGGCAAGGCTGACGGAAGCCAGTACATGATCTGTACCGGCTCCGTCAGCCGGGATCCCCGGATAGGCGCGATACCCAAGAACAACCTGCCGAAGGTGGAGTTCGGCATGGGCTACGACAGCAAGCAGTTTATGAACGTGTGCGCCGTGGGTGACAACGCCGCCACGAAGCTGAGTGCGTGCCTGGAAAAGGGCGATGCGGTATGCGTGGTGGGCACATGGCGGCAGAAACCGTACACCACCAAGGACGGCGAGGCAAAGGTGTGGAGCGAGCTTCGCGCAGACCATGTGATCCCTTTGGGAGCGCTGGAAACGCTGCTGCAGGTGCCGGTGGAGGTATTCCTACGGCTGGCGGATCTGCTGCCGCAGCTGGAAAAACTGTGCGCGGGAGAGACCCCCACCGGGAAGCCCAGCGGGACGCTGAACGCCGCGCCCCAAAGCGCGGCGAAACTGCACGAGATGGAGGAGGACGAGCCGCTGCCCTGGGACCGGGACGGCGCGGACGAGGACTACGACCTGGGCATTTGAGGGAGGTAAGAGGACATGAAAATTATCTGCACGAAGGAAGAATTTGCCGCGATGCTGGAGGTTTGCGGTGATCGCATAAAGGGCGATACCTGTAAAGTGTGCCCCCTGTACAGCGCGTGCGGGGGCAACAAAGGCATCGTTAAACTCTGCGAGATTGGGGAAGCGGACTGCTCGCAGCAGCAACGCGCCGAACAGCCCAGCATTTTTGATATTGTGTGTTGTGACCATGAGGTAAAGGAAATGCTGATTCGCCAGTGCATCAGCGACCAATATGAGGACAACTGTAAATGCTGCGTTCTGCGTGGACTTTGCGGTTGCGGCAAGGACGAGGACAATGGTGGAAAGTCTGCGGACATCACAGAATTTTTGAAAGTCTGGGGGGAGAGGGACTGATGGCGACACGGAGGATGTTTACCAAGAGCGTCACGGATGATGACCATTTCATGGAAATGTCATCCTCCGCGCAAGCTCTTTACCTTCACCTCTCGATGGCCGCAGACGATGACGGTTTTTGCAACCAAGTCTCCGCCTCCATGTTTAAGGCGCACGCCAGCGTATCGGATCTCGAAACCCTGCTGAAATGCCGTTATATCTACCAGTTCGAGAATGGCGTGATCGTCATCAAACACTGGCGTATGGCGAACGCACTGCGAAAAGACAGGTACACGCAGACCCGTTTCAAGGAGGAATTATCGCTGCTTACGCTTGAAGCGAACGGCGCGTATACGGTGGATGACAACGTGGCGGAGAAAAGCGGGTACAACGTGGTACCCAAGTGGTTGCCGGATGGTTGCCATGTGGTTGCCGACTGTCTGCCACAGGTTAGGGTAGAAGAGGATAGTGTAGGTAAGGATAGGTTAGAAGAAGATATATCTACAGGCTCTAAAGAGCCTGTGTGTCGGACAAGTGATGTCCGACGCATCGTGGCGGCGTGGAACGAGACCGGACTGACGCAGGTGATGAAGGTAACGGCGGAGACCAAGCGGGGACGGGCGCTGAAAGCCCGCATCCGGGAAAACGGCGTGGACGGTGTGCTGAAAGCCATTGAGAACGTGAAGAACAGCCCGTTCCTGAAGGGCAAAAATAAGCGGGGGTTCGTGGCCAGCTTCGACTGGCTCATTACCAGCCCGGACAACTTCCAGAAAACCTTGGAGGGGAACTACACGCAGGAGTTCATCCCTGAAAACGGCGCTCCCACTGTTGACCACGCCAGCGAAGCCTATCAGATCGCACAGTACCTGGCGCAGGAGAAGGCCCGGGACAATCCCGGCAGGGCGCAGCCCACGGAGGCGGAAATGCAGAAGCAGGCCGTGGCACTGAATGAACTGCACGAGCAGAACGGCGTGGCATGGGACACGATAGACAACGTGCTGTACTTCGCACTGAACAGCCAGTGGTGGGGGAAGAAAGTGCAGAGCACCTATGACATGAAGCGGTATTTCAACGAGATATTTGCCGACATGGTGAAGGAGCAGGGCGCGGTGAAGGAGTGAAGAACACATGGAAATAGGCGTGATTGAGAAAGCGCCGGCGGCGGAGGTAGCGCTGTGGCAGCAGGACTACTCCGGGGACGCGGAACGGGCGGTGATCGGTTCAATGCTGATTGACGCGGCGTGCGTAAAGGACGTGCTGAACGCGGTGGAGGCTGACGACTTCTACATCAACACCAACCAGGAGGTATTCACCGCCATACGGCGGATGCACGTGGCGGCGAAGCCCATAGATGGATTGACCGTGGCCAGCGAATTGGAGCGGGAGGGTCTGTACAGCAGCGAAACGCGCAACTACCTGCTGCAGTGCATGGAGATCACCCCCACCAGCGCCAACGTGCTGGAATACGCCGGGATCGTGCGGAAGAAGGCGGAGAAGCGCCGCTTCACCAAGGCGGTGATGGAGGCGCTGGCCACGGATGAGGACCCGCAGGCGGCGGTGGCGGCGATATGCCACCAGAAGATGCGCTCACGCCGGGGCGGACGGCTGAAAACCATGTCGGATGCCATGAGCGAGGCCATGAGCAGCATCAGCGGCAAAAAGGAGGGGCGGATAGACACAGGTTTCCCCCTGCTGGACGCGACATTGAAAGGGCTGTGGCCGGGGCAGCTGATCCTTGTGGGAGCGAGACCGGGCTGCGGGAAGAGCGCCATGTGCATGGAGATGACGGAAGCCGCCGCCATGAAGGGCAAGACGGTGCTGCACATCACGGCGGAGATGCTGGCCGGAGAGGTGGGCGAGAGACTGCTGGCCAAGCGGGCAGACGGCGTGACGATGGACCAGCTCATTGACGGGATGCCGGAGGATGAGGACCTGTGGGCCAGCGTGGCTGAGGCGGCAAGCTGGGAGAGCCGGCTGCCGGTGTACTTCTACGACGGCCCGGATGTGACGGTGAGCCGCATACGGGAACTGGCGCTGGGCATAGACGACCTGAAAATGATCGTGGTGGACTATCTGGGATTGATGATCGGCGAAAAGGACAAGAAAGCCGAGAACCGCAACCTGGAGCTGGGCGGCATAAGCCGAGAGCTGAAGCTGCTGGCGTCGGAGCTGGAGATACCCATTGTGGCGGCGGCGCAGCTGAGCCGCACGGTGAATGAAACGGATAAGCCGAAGCTGAAATCCCTGCGCGACAGCGGCGAGCTGGAACAGAACGCGGTGAAGGTCATATTCCTATGGAAAACGGACCCGGGGGACGACACACAGGTGGGCTGCACGGTGGCAAAGAACCGAAGGGGCCGCACAGGGGACGTGAATTTTTATTTCGACGGGTCGAAGATGACCTTTACGGAACTGAGCTATCGGACAGACAACGATGAGCCGGTCGACAAGTTCCACCAGCGGCCACGGAGGCGGCGGCTGGAAATGGGCTCGGCGGATGAGGACTGAAGCGCATGGGACTGACAATGGAGGATATAGGCCGCTTCAGCCAGAAGGCTCAGGCGCAGATATTGCAAAAAGTACAGGCGCAGCAGGCGGCACAGAAAGCAGCACAGGAGACGGAAAAGGCCGCAAAGCCGAAAAAGGGAAACAAGCTCCACGCCGAGAAAGTGGACTTGACCATGCCGGACGGCACGCTGATGCACTTCGACAGCAAGCGGGAGGCGCGGCGGTACATGGACCTGTGGCTGATGCAGAGAGCCGGTGAAATATCCGGTCTGCGGACGCAGGTAAAGTACGAATTGATACCGAAGCAGGTACACAAGGACGGCACGAAGGAGAAAGGCATAGAGTACGTGGCCGACTTCGTATACGAGCAGGGCGGCGAGACGGTGGTGGAGGACAGCAAGGGCTTCCGCGACACCAGCAGCGCCGCATACAGACTATTTGTGATGAAAAGGAAGATGATGCTGTATTTCCACGGCATCACGGTGAGGGAGGTTTAGAACATCATGTACGCAATGCAGGGAACGATGAGCGTCGGCGCATTCATGCGGAGCCTGGGCAGCGCCAAGGCCCCGTGGCTGACGGTGGATGCCGCGGCGGAGAGCCGGCGGCAGGAACATTGCGGAGAAACAGGACGATTTTTGAGCGGCGCGGTGGAGGACAGCCAGCATGAGCCACAGGAGCGCATAGACACGTGCATGAACTGCCCGTACCCCGAGTGCCGCAACTGCTGGGAGCAGGCGCGGGACCGGAAGCGCAAGCGGAAGCAGTCAGCGCGGGAACTGGCGGACAGTCTGCGCCTGCGCCGGTGCGGTGAGGTGTAAGGCCATGACGACGGTGTATATGATCGTGTCGCGGGACAAATACCGCCTGCCCCGCTGGTGGGGCACCACCACGGCGGAGCTGGCACATCGGTCCGGGAGATCCTACGCCAGCACACGAAGTGCGATATGTAAGGCGTACCGAAACGGCGGACGGTTCGGATGCTATGAGGTGGTGCACATTTCGGAGGACGACGGGAATGGGTAAAGAGCATTTGAGCAGGGACGACCGCATCTTTATGCGTGGCAAGCTGCAAGGCACACGGGAGAATATGGACATGGTGGCAATGGTGCTGATGGACAAATGCGGCTGGCACGTCCAAGAGGAGACAGCGGACAGCCGGGACACGCAGAGCATCGCGTATCTGTACGAGTGCCTGGAGAAACTGGCGGATGAAATAAACGAGGGCCGCATCGAGCGGAAGCACATCAAGGACGTGCTGAAGGACGAGTGCGGCGTTGTGTTTGGAGATTAGGAGGTGATTTAGGTGAAACATTTAGGCGATATTACGAAAATAAATGGGGCAGAGATTGAACCCGTTTGGTGTATTACAGGTGGTTCACCTTGTTAGACAGGATCTATCCATCGCCGGGAAACGCGCCGGTTTGGCGGGAGCGCGAAGCGGCCTGTTTATGGAGCAGGTACGCATCGTAAAAGAAATGAGGGAGGCGGACAAAAGGAATGGACGGACAGGTGACATGGTTAGACCTCGGTATCTCGTGTGGGAAAACGTGGTCGGAGCCTTTAGCAGCAACAAAGGAAAAGACTTCGCAGCCGTGCTCGAAGAGATCATCAAAATCGTCGAGCCGGAAGCCCCCGGTATTGAAGTGCCTGAAAAGGGCTGGCCTACCTGGGGGGGGGTACCACGATGAGGTGGGAGGACGATGGAGCGTGGTGTGGCGAACTCACGACGCGCAACACTGGGGAGTGCCCCAACGCCGTCGTCGTATCTCGGTTGTCGCAGATTTTGGAGGAGACACCGCATCCGAAATACAATTTGACGGCGAAAGCGTGTCAGGGGATATTGCGGAGAGCGGAGAGGCGGGGGAAGGATTTGCCGAAGCTGCTGAAAGCGGTTTTAATCCGGCAGTCGCAAGGAGCCTCACCGCAAGAGCGGACGGAAGCCCCTGCGCCGACAGAGGCCCCAACATCGTATGCAGTCCGCATCAGGGGGGGCTGTGACGGAGGAGGAAAAGGCGCGTTAGTGCAGACGGAGAAAAGCGGAACGCTGGGAACGGGCAACGATCAGACGATTTTCTGCATGGCTACACAGCAGGGCGGCGCGGAACTGCGGACAGACGACCGCGCACCCACACTGACCGCAGCGGCGGGCATGAGCGGGAACAACCAGCCGGTTGTATGCGCCGGTTTTAAGCCGGGGAACAGCGAACAGGCCCGGAGTATCGGCTATCAAGAGGAACTGTCCCCTACATTGAACGCCGAGTGCGGCGGGAATAAGCCAGCTGTGGTTGCACCAGCGGTGGCGCTGGACATGACACACGCCTGTGATGTCATCCGCGAGTGCGGAGAGAAGGTACCGGCGTTGCAGGCGAGAATGGGCACAGGCGGCAACCAAGTGCCGCTTACATACGGCATCGGCAACGGCCAAGCCAACGAAGCCGGCATTATGGCGGAGGAAGTCAGCCAAACGTTAAACACCATGCACGATGCTCAAGCAGTGATGTGTGAGGACGTGAGCCACGCGCTGCGGGCAAAGGCTAACTGCGCTTATCGAGAGGACGCGGAGACATACCTGGTGCAGAACATGGTGGTGCGCCGATTGACGCCTTTGGAATGTACCCGCTTGCAGGGATACCCGGACGGATGGGTGGACATTGGTGACTGGACGGATGAGAAGGGCAAGAAACACAAGGACGCGGACAGCCCAAAGTACAAGGCGCTGGGCAACTCCATCGCCCTGCCCTTCTGGGACTGGATGCTGCGGCGCATGGCGCGGTATCTGCCGGAGGGGGCGACGCTGGGGAGTTTGTTCGACGGAATAGGTGGGTTCCCGCTGTGCTTTGAGCGCATACACGGGAAAGGTACGGCGCGGTGGGCAAGCGAGATCGAGCCGTTTCCAATCGCCGTGACGAAGAAATGGTTTGGGGAGGAATGACATGACAAGAGACGAGATCGTGACCGCGCTGCGGTGCTGCGCGGGAGACAGTTGCGAAGGATGCCCATATGATGAAATTTTTGCCGTAGAAGACGCGAAATGTATCGGGGAAACGACGGGCTACGCCGCTGACCTGATCGAGAACCAGCAGCGGCACATCGAGGCACTGATGAAAGCCAACGACAGCCTGAAGAACGCCATTGCGCGGCGGGATAAGCAGATAGAGGACATGAAGCAGGGCATGGCACAGCTGGCAAAGGCTGTGGCGGTGAAGGAGGAACACGATGGATCGGTTGACTACGTACAGCAAGGGAACCACGCATGAAAACGGCGTATGTTGCACACATTTTCTCGGCCCAGAATGCATCGGAGTTGGCGGGAACTGCGCCATGAATTGCAAGTGGGAAGAAGCGGCGTGGAACCGCCTCGCCGCCTACGAGGACACGGGGCTGACGCCGGGAGACATCAAGGAATTGCTTGACATGGCTGTGTCGAAAACAGACAAGGTTTTGCGGCTTAAAGAAGAATTGCAGGGTGCAAAGAACACCGCCGAGCAGTACGCCGCCATCAATGAAACGCTGTTTGACAGCAACATGAAGCTGGGCGCAGACAGGAAAGACCTCATCAACGAGCTATGCCAATACTGTGGGAAGTACAAACAAGCACACGAGGGCGCCTGTGACGGGTGCAGATGGAGGGAAATGTGATGGCAGTGGTGGATATTTTTACTACCGACAAGAAATATAACGTTATTTATGCCGATCCGCCGTGGCAGTTCAGCAGCAAAGAGGTGCAGCGATACAATGGAAACAGGTTTAGACCTCTTGAAACGGTATATGGGACAGAAAAGGCTTCCGTCATGGAGACTTGGGACGTTAAACGCATTGCGGAGAAAGACGCAGCACTGTTTATGTGGTCTACGGACGCGCACCTTGAGGAGGCTATACGACTTATGAAAGCATGGGGGTTCAAGTATGTGACAGTGGCTTTCGTCTGGTCAAAAAAGACCAAGAACGGCAAGCAAGTGTCTACGCTTGGGGCATGGACAATGAAGAATTGCGAACTTTGCCTGCTTGGGACGAGGGGCGGGATGCTCAAGAACAAACGATCCAATTCTGTACGCCAGTTAGTAGAAGCCGAAAGAACAGAACACAGCAAGAAGCCCGATTGCGTCAGAACACTCATCATGGAATTGTTTGGAGATATACCCCGCATCGAGTTGTTTGCCCGCCAACAGGCGGACGGCTGGGACTGCTGGGGGAACGAAGTGGAGGGAGAAGTAAATGGATGCTGTGAAGTTTATCAAAGAACGCGATAGGATGTGCAAGTCTTACTATGACGCAGAAAAGGGATATTGTTCGGATGGGTGCCCCGCGCATGACGTTCAATGTAGTGATTTGGACGGCTTGAGCACCGATGCCGAAGAGCTGGTCACGCTGGTCGAGAAATGGTCTGCCGCACATCCGCGCAAGACGCGAAAGAGCGTTTTTCTGGAGCAGTATCCTAATGCCAAAGTTGTCGCTGACACTGACATACCTTGTGTATACCCGTGCGATATAGAACAGGGTATGGAGGACGTTAACTACTGTGAAAGCCTATCTTGTTATGATTGCCGCCGCGAGTTCTGGATGCAGGAGGTAGAGTAGTGGGCTGGTTCTATGCCTTGCTCGGCGTGTACTGTATTGCGCTGCTTATTACCGCCATATACACGATGTATAAGAAACGGAGCTGCACTGTCTTTGCAGTTTTTGCCGCGGTTTACGTAGCGGCAATAATTGCCATTGTGGTATCAGAGATATGCGGATGAGGAGGTGAAGTGATGGAAAATCTGTTGCAAGACATCGCCAGCGTGTTGTGGATCGCACTGGGCGTGTACTGTTTCTTAGGGCTAAGGAAGTGGAACAAGCGGTTCAGTGAGCTGTATGACGAACTGAAGCATGAAACGGGAGGAGTTCATGGACGATGGGTGCCGTTCCATAGTGAGGTCGCGGGAGATATTCAGTATTGCTCCGCCTGTGAGATAGGGTTCGCGGCCAAGACGGACTACTGCCCACACTGTGGCGCAAAGATGGATGGTTCGGCATGAAGATATACAAAAATCCGTGGGTAACGCGGGAAAGCTACTTCGTAAAAACCGGCGCGGCAAGATCGGCAAAAATGGAAGCGGCAAAAAGCACTGGCTATTCCGTTGACTTCTGGGACGGCAAATGGAAGGTACGCAAGGCAACGTACTATAACAAATCTTTGGATGAGATGCCTGTGGTGTGCGAGAACAAAGTGAGCATACAGGCGGTCATCGAAAAGGCTGTATTGGACGCGGTGCGCGGAAAGTCGGATGGAGAGGAAACGCCGCAGGCGGGGTGGCTTCCGGTATACGAGAGCGAGATAACCGGGTGGGACCCCGCGCTTGCAGGGCGCGATCCAATCGGCGGCTACGCTTGCTCGAAGTGTGGTTATGAGGCGGTGTATAGCTGCAACGATGAATACGTTTTGTCGGATTATTGCCCCGGATGTGGGGCGCGAATGGCCGGAGGGGCGGAGTGATGGGAGAGCACAAGCACAACCCCACGGCCACCGCCGCAAAGAACGGCGAACTGCCGCCGAAGAAGAAGCCGATGGGCACGGCGGAGAGCCGGGAGTGGGTGTACGCATGGATGCGGAAGCACACGCCGTTGGGCATTATGGAACAGGAGATAAGGAGGAATTGTGATGGCGGAATATATTAAAAGATCGGCAGTGTTTGAACAGTTCGACAATGCCGATGCGGATGTATGCGAAACAGACGACTTCGGTGGAGTTGACTATGGGTTTGGCATGAAGAACATCAAGGAACTCATAAATGCCATCCCTGCAGCCGATGTGGTAGAGGTGGTACGCTGTAAGGACTGCTATCAATCAGTGGTGATCGGAAATGTCCTGCACTGCACCTATTGGAGCAAGGACACGGACGAAAACGGATATTGCCACGAGGGAGGATAAGCCAATGGCTGAATACATTGATCGAGCAGCGGCAGTAAAATCTGTTTTGCGGATGCGTAGACCGGAGAACAGCGTGGCTCAAAATAGGATGCTATCGATTATCCAGATGGATATGTTGAAACTTCCCACCGCTGATGTTGTCCCGGTAGTGCGGTGTAAGGACTGCAAATACAATGTCGGAACAAAAAAGTGCTTGAACCCGGACAGCTTTTTTGCGGTGCCGAAGGACGATGACTTCTGCTCCTACGGAGAGAGAAAGGAGGGTGCGGAGTAATGTTCTGCTGGATATTCACCCGCGCTGCACAAATGGAGGACCACGAATTTACAGACGATGTAGCATACTGCTTCTGCTGGACAAAGAAACAGGCTATTAAGAGGTTCGGCCAGCTGTATGACGATGTAAAGCCATTCGAGGTTGATAAGGTGGTGTTTGACCCATTCAGGCGGCTGCCGGTCGTGGTCACGGATTATTGAGGAGGTACGGAGCAATGGCGGAGATCACGCTGAAATACGCAGAGGGATATGAGGTACGCTGCCCGCTGTGCGGTACGCCGGAAAGCAAAAGCCCGGTACGCTGCCCGGACGCGCAGAAGCCGGGGGAGAGATGGATAACGTGCAGCAAGTGCGGCACGTCGTACAAGCCGCCCATGTGGCACGCGGCGGGAGGAGGAAGCTATGCTCACGTTTGACCCCGTGAAATGGGGAGACACGGAGCTGGAGAGGTGGAACGGCGTGGTAACGGTTATGCGGGTGAAGATGCACCAGTATATGGGCTGCGCGGGGACGACGCGATGCCCGGAGGAGTGCCGGTATAAGCACCTGTGCGCGTGGACAAGGGACGTGCAGATCATGTGCGGAAAGGAGCTGAACAGGCGGAGTGGAGACCAAAAATAACTATGCGCCAAAGACGAAACTATACGCACCGTTTGAACTGCTGAAAAAGATCCTGCCATCGCGGGAGAGCGTGGCACCGGAGGAACTGGAGGAATATGACCGCTTTGTGGGCAGCAAGGACGCACTGGGAAGCGAGTACGAGGAGTTCCTGAAAAAGTTGTACGGCTGCAGCCATGAGTGGGGCGAAACGGTGCAGGAGGACGCATGGCTCGATCTGCGGAGCCGGAAGTGCCGGAAGTGCGGCATCATACACTGCCAGATACGGGACGGGGAGCTGGTACTGGCAGAATACTACGAAGAGAAAACGGAAAAGGAGAGATAACACATGAAAACCATCAGCAAATATGAGGCATACGTCATAAAGGCGCTGCGGACGATGGGCGTGAGGGAGGATCTGGCAGGCTTCGACTACACGGTGGAGGCGGTACGGCTGGTGCTGGAGGGCGCCGTGGAAAGACCGATACAGTGGACGAAGAAGGGCGGCGTGTACGAAAAGGTGGCGGAGAAGTTCGGCATGAGCGACTGGCGCGGCGTGGAGAGGTGCATACGCTACACCATAGATATGCTGAAAAAAGAGGGCGACTCAAGGAACTACCGGAAGGTGCTGGACGTGGCCGCGGACAGCAGCATGAACGTGGGCGCATACACCAGCGCGGTGGTCAACTATGTAAGGCTGCAAGCCTATGAGGAGAGCCGGATGGTGGACCTGTCGCCGGCCATCGGGTACGCGCAGAAGGGCATGGCGCAGGTGCTGGTGACGGGCCGCGACCTGGACGTTCAGCTGTTGACGCCCAAGGCGGATGTGGGTGTGACAGCCCCGAAGGACAAGGCGGAGATGATGTCGCTGAAACCGGAGAACATAGCGGACGATGGGGCGGCGGTGTGCAAGGAGACAGGGGCATTTATCGTGCCGGAGGGGTGGAAGGAGTGCAGCATTGAACTGGACTCAAAGACTACGGCGGAAGCTGATACATAAACTGGGCGGCGTACTTATGGACGAGGTACAGCCACGGCCCGTGGCTGCGGCGGAAAGCTACACGATGGAGGAACTGACGTGCCGATATTGGAAATTCGGAAGAGGGCAAGAGGATGAGCGCTTCAAATGGGACAACCTTGCAATCATAGCTTGCAAGGCGGACAAGGCAGGGCTGGTGGAGTGGAAAGAAGTGCCACGAGAGGAGGAACCGGCGCTGTATAAAGCGGTGGAGGGGATACCGGGCGTGGAGGATGCGGTGCTGATGCGCGGAACACTGCGGGTACTGCGAAAAGAAAGAGGGTGAGCGCATGAGGGACAAGAGAGCAAAATACCGACGCTGGGCGGTGGTGTACATACTGCTGGCGCTGCTGATGGCGGCAGTGCTGGCGCTGCTGATGGCGGCGGGTGTATATAAAACGCTTGTGGGCGTATTGTGCATGGTGGTGGTGGCAGCGGATATGGCGTTTCTGGTTGCGGGCAGCGCGTACCTGTGGAGAGAGGGGTGGCGGGAGGAGTGAACATAGGGAGGAAGGCATCGCCGCCGCAGGGACCATACCGCCCAAAGGGCGGGTGCGACCTGTACATACCCATGAAAAACGAGTGCGCGGGACTGCGGGAGCTGGTGTGCAGCGCGAATGGGAAATGCCCGTTCTTCAAGACAAAGGAAAGGGCGCTGGCGGACAGGATCAAGAGCATACAGCGGCGCAAGCGCGTGGGCTTTCCTATATCGAATACGGAGGCGCAGATGCTGCTGGAAGCGGTAAAACTGCCGGATGCGAAGGAGCAGTGAGATGGCGGCAAACGAATTATTCCCTAAAAGACTGCGGGCACTGCGGGAAAGACGGCAGATCAAGCGCCGGGTGCTGGCGGAGCTGTGCGGACTGAGCCAGCACATGATACGACGGTACGAGGAGGGGGAGATGGAGCCGAAAGCCTCATCGCTGGAGGTGCTGGCGGACTACTTCGAGGTGACGGTGGACTATCTTTTAGGCCGCGAATAAAAAATTTGGAAAGGGACTTAAAAGTCCCTCACATGACGGAAAACCTGCGAAAATGGTACACGAGAGAGTGGATAATTCTCTTTTGTACCATTTTTACTATCCGAAAGGAGCGCAGGATGGCCGAACTTTTACCTATGGACGCGGAAAAGCAGCAGGCGTATTACGACCAGCTTAATGATGCGGTGGGGGAGAGTTTGGCTTATTTTTATGCCTGCATACGCTTCAACAAGCCCTTTGACATGAACGCGCTGCCGGCAAGCGGGAGCAAAAACAAGTGGACGACCTACTGCGATAAGCTGGCAAAGAAAAAGCTGGACCGGACGCCGGGAGGCGGAGAGCTGGGCTTTCTCGACGGGCTGACGGACATCACCAAGATATTCGGAGAGGGGCTGGAGAACGGCAACTTCACCAAGGCGGTGAGCGCGGAGAAAAGCGCACGGGATGGCAGGCAGGGCACCAAGCGGCAGGCCGCAGACTGGGGTGAGGGCACGGGGAAAGTGCCATACACCAGCGAGGACTACAACGAGTTTGACCGGATCTACAACGCGCTGTGCGCCGACTTCGGCGGAGAGCAGGCGGTGAGCGCCAAGCAGCAGCTGATCCTGCGGAACGTGGCAAAGTGGACAAAGCAGATGAACGACGCCGCGGAGATGGGCGCCATAGACAAGGCAAAGAAGTTATCCAGTATGATACAGGAAAACCTGGCATCGGAAAACCTGCGGAAAAAGGACACGAAACCGGTGGAGGACCTGCGGCTGGACGGCATCGTGGACAGGCTGGAAAAAGCGGGCCTGATGAAAAACGGAAAGCAGTGTACGCCGGATGAGGCGTTTCGGCTGATCTTCGGCAGGCCGTGCCAGTACACCTACACGGCGGATGCAGCGGAGAAAATGCTGCTGGCGATCATCAATCAGGCCCGAATAAACGACGGGCTGCCGGAATTGGTGGAACTGCCAGAGGATGCAACGATAGAGGATGAACTGGGCGAATTTGCCGAGGAGCCAAACGAGGCGGAGCAGGAAGCCTACGAAAAAATGGGCCTGCTGCGGAAACATAAAAAATGATTAAAACCGGGACAGCGGAGTAGCTACCGTTTCCCTCCCCATACGAGGGATTACCGGCTTTTAATAGAAAGTCTGTATGGGAGACAAATATGGAGAGAAGATATTTCGTTTATCGGCATATTACGCCTGACGGCCTGATCTATGTTGGGGCGACATCCTTCAAAAAACCGGAGAAACGGTGGGGAAACGGAAAGTGCTACCAAGCCAACAAGCGGTTTACGGACGCAGTGAACTTCTTTGGATGGGATAATATAAAGCACGAGATATTAGCGGAAGGGCTACCAAAGGAAGAAGCCCATGCGATGGAACGGGAGCTTATTCGGGAGTGGGACACCACAAACCCGGAGAAAGGCTACAACATTTTGGACGGGGACCTTTCCACAAAAATCTACTGCGTGGAACTGGATAGAACTTTCCCGTCGCTGCATGATGCGGCACGGGAAACGCACATAAAAAGGGACTCGCTGAAAAGCGCCTGCACGGGGCAGACGGCAACGGCGGGCGCCTACCACTGGTGCTATGAAAAGGACAAAGCTACTTATGAGATAGACCCAAACCGAAGAGGGCCGAGAAAGAAAAAAGCAGTTATCAACATAGACACTGGAAAGGTGTACGAATCGGCCCATGCGGCGTTTGTGGACACGGGCGTGTGCATGGCGCAGATTTGGGCGGTTTGCGCTAAAAAGCCAAACCGGAAAAGTGCTGGCGGGTATCGCTGGGCATTTGCAAGTGAGGTGATATAAACCAATGGCGCGACGGACAGGCAAAGCGTATGTGACCGGACTGGGCTGGGTGACAAAAAAGCCCACGCAGGAACGGAACTATGAAAACATGGCAGACAGCTGGTGGGCATGGCTGGTCTGGGTCGCACGTTGGTATTAGTTGCCCCGATAAACTGGCGGACATTCTGCGGAGCGACGACAGCGACTTCAAAACACTGGAGATCGTACAGCGGATCATGCTGAGAGCCTATGCCCGCTACACGGACGTGGCGATCACGGGTACGCGAGGTATGACTAAGACGTACACCAAGATGATTTCCGAAATGATGAATGGTGTCGCGTGGCCGGGGACGCAGGTGATATATACCGGGCCTTCGCTGAAGCAGTTGGCGTCCATAGGCGGCAAGACATTCCATGCCATAGAGCATGACTACTCAGCACTTGCCAAGCACTGGCGGGTGACGGCGGAGAGCAAGGACGACTTCAAAATAGAGACAGACTACGGAAGCGCCTTTTACATCGGAGAAAAGCGCGGCGACAACCTCCACGCGGCCACGGCGGAGGAGTTCGCGCAGGAAGAGCAGCCCGCATTTGACTTCGATGAATATACCACGGTGGTGCTGCCCGCCGTGCGCCTGCGGCACAATGTAAACGGAGAACCCGACCCCAACTTTGTGGCTTACAAAAACCATTCCATCACCAGCGCGGGACGAAAGCAGAACCACGCCTACCAAGTTCGCTGTGAGGTGATGAAGGAGATGGGGCGCGGGGAAAGCGCCTTTACTATGGACGTGCCTTGGCAATGCGTGGTACTGCAGCAGATGCGGCCCTATTCCTGGGCGCAGAAACTGCGGACAAAGCTGACGCCGGAGCGGTGGATGCGCGAAATGGAATCGCGCTACACCGGGGCGGACAGCAATCCTATCGTGCGGGACGAGGTGCTGACAGAGTGCCGCAAACTGATGATCGCGGAGAACCGGCACTGCGCCTACGACATAGGCAACAAACTGAAGCCGGAGGACGTGATCTATATCGTGGGGTACGACGTATCCTACGCCGATGACAAGAAGAACGCAAAATGCGCCTGCGTGGTGCTGAAATGCACACGTCAAACGGACTGGCTGAAGCGGGACCGCTACCTGAAGCAGGTGGTGTATGTGGACGTTTGGAATCCACCGGTAAAGAGCATGATGCAGGCGCAGCGGATCAAGGACGTGTGGAGCCGCTTTTGCTGCGACGGAGGGGCCGCGACATACCTGGCAATAGACGCATGGCAGTACGGCACCAGCGTGGTAGAGAACCTGATGATGGACCTTGGCGACGGCCTTGCGCCGCTGTGCGTGCGGAACCACGCCAGTTTTACGGAACTGGAGCAGGAAAACGCCGTGCCGTGCCTGTACCCCATCAAGGCGGGCGGCGCGGGCGTGACCGACCCGGACGCGGAGATGGTGCGGTACGCGGAGCTGCAATTCGAGAACCGGAACGTGGAACTGCTGAGCTCTAATGTGAACGAGGGCGTGGAGAACTACAAGAAGTACCACCGGATCAAGGACGACAGCATGGATGCCATGCTGGCAGACCCCTACATAAAGACCCGGGAACTGGTGGGGCAGATACAGAACCTGAAAAAGGTGGCCAGCGGCACGACGCAGAAGGAAGAACGCATTTCCAAGCACATACAGCGCGATATATGGTCGGCACTGAAATATGCGCTGCGGGTGGCGCAGATACTGGAGCGCGAGGAACTGGCGCAGGCGGTGCGGCATAAGAGCGACTGGGATGCGGAACTGGCAAAATACAAAAACCGTGCCGCGGCACCGCACAGAGCGGCGGTAGCCGGCGCGGGAGGCCGCACGGTGACGGCGCGGCGCGGCGGGAGGATATGCTGAAATGGCGGCAAGGAAGTACAGACTGTACGCGGCGCGGGTGACAGGCGAAACGGTGGCGCTGGCGGAAAAGGAGCGCTTTGTGCGGATAACGGCGGGGTATATGCTGCTGTACCGCACTACGGCGCCGAAAAAAATGCAGACGGTGGAGATCAAGGGCGCGGATCTGAAGCGCCTGACGGAGCGAGACCGGCTGTGGCTGGCGGACTGCATCGCGGCGGCGCTGGCGGACGGGGTGAAAAAGAACAGGGCTGACACGCAGAAGCGGCTGAACGAGCTGCTGGATGCGTGGGAGAGGGAGCTGGAAAAAGAGCGCTCCCGCATAGACGAGGAGGCGGCGCATGGAGCAGGAGAAGCGGAGGAATCTGACAAGTGAATTGCAGAGCGTAGCCTGCGGCACCTACCCGGAGATATTTCAGCGGTTCAATGCGCTGGCGGAGCAGTACGGCAATATGCCGGCAGGGGCGCTGGCAAGCGCCTTCAGCCGGGTGAGCATGAGCCAGTCGGCACGGGTGAACCCCTACATACAGAACCGAAGGGTGCAGGCCATCTCCTCGCTGCCGGAGGACTATACCAAGAATACGGTGGCAGAGATGCTGACCGCCCCGCTGGGCAACGAGCAGGGGCTGCGGCAGGTGGAGCACGGGCTGGAATTTACGGCCTATCCGCTTTTCCACACCCGGAAGATGTACCAGGATCTGCTGACGTATCACAGCTACATCGCCCCGGAGTTCACCGATAAAGACACGGCGAAGAACGACGAGTTCTGGCGGGAGTGGAGGCTGCTGGAGAAGCTGCGGCGCAAGCTGGACGTAAAGACCACGGCCCACAAGCTGGCGGGGCAGGCGGTGCAGGAGGGCAAGGTATTCTACTACCCCCGCGTGAGCGTGGACAAGCCCCACAACAAGGTAAACTACGCCTTTATGCAGCAGCTGCCCAGCGACTGGATAAAGATCGTGGGGTTCAACAGCGTGTCGAAGTACACCGTGGCATTTAACATGATGTACTTTCTGAAGCCGGGATGTGAGCCGGCGCAGTTCGGAGACCTGTTTAAGCCCTACTGGGGCATATTTACCCAGGTGGCGGCGAGACCGCCCAAGGGCGCGGGCACCCGGTATGTATACGCGGCGAAGAACACCATCAATATGAACCGCTTTACCGAGCTGAAAACGGCAGCGGAACAGGGAGGCGGCGTGCTGCCGGGAGACCCGGACGTATACTACCAGAACGGAAAGTGGTGCTATTGGGTGACGCTGCCGGTGGACGCCGTATATCCCTTCGAGATAGACGACGCGCAGACGGCGGTGGTATCGCCGCTGACGGGACTTTTCCTGTCGTTTATCCAAATTGCGCAGTATGAGCAGATACAGTTGGAGCTGGTACAGAACCCGCTGATCTCGCTGCTGACGGGCGAGATCGAATACGATGACAACAGCACGAGGCAGCAGTCGGACAGCTACAAGCTGAGCAACGCAGGGTGGGAGCTTTTCCGCACGAGGTTTTACAACGAACTGGCGGAGAACAACACCAGCGGCATAGGCTGGTACGCCGCGCCGCTGAAGAACATGGAGCTGCACCAGCTGGCCGAGGCGCCCAGCGCCACGAAGATAAGCTCCGCAGGGTACGGCTACACCATGGCGAAGGCGGGCCTGAGCGCACTGATACCCACCAGCGACGAGCCGCGGGCGGGCGTGGCGAATATCAGCTTGCAGATAGAGAGCAAGTTTGCCGAGCAGATATACCGGTGCTATGAGCGCATGATGCAGGGCATCATGGACGGGCTGAACCTGAAGTATTCATGGAGATTCGCCATGTTTGGCAACATCGCGGAGGACGAAAAGACCTTTGAAAACGCCAGACAGGGCATGACGCTGGGCATACTGCCCCAGACCATGCTTTACATGGCGATGCTGGACATGAGCGTGATGGACGACATGGCCATCAGCCGTGCGGTGAAAGAAAGCGGCATTATGGACCTGCGGCTGCCCCTTGTGACCAGCTACAACGCCAAGCAGAGCGAAAGCGGACTGCCGCCGCAGGCGGCCCACGACATGAACCCCGGAGGGAGACCGGCATCGGAAGGGGCGCCGGGGACCGAGGGACAGGAAGCGTCAGAGGACGCGGGAGGCTGAGAAGAAATGGGCATGACGGCAATACTGACGGCGGACGACCTGCACGAGATCAACCGGGAGCTGGCCCGGGGGAACGACGTGGAGATACGCCGGACGGCGGAGGGACTGGCCATAAAGGCGCATACCGTACACACGGTGAAAAAAAAGAAAGGCACGGCACTGCCGATGCCGACAGACCGATAGGGCGGCGAGAGCCCCTGCGATAGTGGGGAACGAAAACAGAGAATGCGGCTGCTGTGACCGAAGGCTTGCGCGGATGCGCGGGGTATTGAGGTAGGCACAATGGCCGTGAAAAGTGGATAACCGCGGCAAAGGGGCTGCGGGGAAAGCCGAATGGGGCTGCGCCGGTGGAGAACACCGGCTGCGGCCCCATTTTTATTTTGCGGAGAGAGGGAGTGAGGACATGAGAGCACAGGAATACGCCAGTTGGGATAACCCCCGGTTCGCACCTATGCGGGAACCGATGCGCCGGGTGATGGAAGCCTACGGAAACGCGGAAAAGTGGTTCGCGGACATCAAGGACCGGGTGCTGTGCGACATGGGTATGCCGTTTCTGTCGGATGCGATCCACAAGCTGGAGCATAAGCAGCCGGAGCGGATAGACGAGTTTGCGGAGATACCCCACGACTACCATTTGCGGCTGATGTACCCGGGTACGCCGGAGCTGGACGAGGACTTTGACAACGACCTGGACCGGGTATTCGAGGTGTGCGTGGCCATTGTGGACGGTGTAAACGAGGCGCTGGGCGGATTTATCCGCGCCACGGCGGATGGGGAGTTCAACGCGCTTTCCCTGAAGGCGGAGGAGCTGCAGATCGCCAACACCGACGACAGGCGCAAACTGCTGGATGCCTGGACCATGCTTGACAACGGCGGCATGAGCCGAGCGACTTTCGATAACTGGTGTCGAAACCTCTTTGCAGACGACGGAGAGTGAAAAACATGGGGATAGGGTAGCTCCCGAAAAGCGGTTAGCCTTGCCGCCTTCCCCTTGTTTTGAAAAGAAGGCTGATTACGAAAGGCGGTAATTGAATATGGCGAAAGCAATAAACATAGCAGGCCAACGATTTGGCAGACTGACGGTCATTGAACGAGTGGAATCTCCAAGGGCGCAAGCGCAATGGAGGTGCGTATGCGACTGCGGTAAAGAAACCGTTGTGCGCAGCCAGGATTTGCGCAATGGGCATACAAAAAGCTGCGGATGCTACGGATTGGAAGTTTCCGTTTCACATACGCCGTCATTTTCCACACACAAAGATAGCGAATCTCGGCTGTATCGCGTGTGGATTGGGATGAAAGGACGCTGCAATAACTGTAAAAACAAGGCTTATTCCTACTACGGCGGCAGGGGCATCAAGGTGTGCCAGGAGTGGGGCACGAGCTATGAAGCGTTCCGGAAATGGGCACTCGCCAGCGGCTACCAAGATGCCCTAACTATCGATCGCATCGACGTAAACGGCAATTACTGCCCAGAGAACTGCCGCTGGGTGGATATGAAAACGCAGATGAACAATACCCGCGCAAACCGCAGGATCACTCAAAACGGCGAGACAAGGACGATGGCTGAGTGGGCAGAGCGAACGGGAATTGCGTATGAGACGATTCGTTATCGCGCAACAAGCGGGAAGCCAGCGGATGATGTGTTGCGTCTGCCGCAGAAGAGGAGGGAAAAGTGTGGGGATAAAAACGAAACCACTGCCGGTTGAATATGGACAGGTTAAGGTCCTGCAGAAAATCAGCAATTATGAGTTTGCCGTTGAATTTTGGCTCATGCGAGAAAACGTGAACCGGAACAACTGGAACTACAAAAACCTCGACAAATATTACCTCACGTTTGTGGGGCGTCCTATCTTGATCGCTTATGTGAACGGAAAGGTTGGAGATGGCCATAACTACCGCGTGCGCCGCGACCCGAAAACTGGTGAGGAATATAACTCCTACACCGATGCCACGGCGGAGCGCATCGTGGGAACACTGTCCGACGATCCGGCGGATTTTGCGCTGGTAGAGCGCGATGGAAATATGTGGATCAAGGCAAAAGGGAAACTGTTTGCCTTTTATAACAAGGAGCTGACTGACTACATCGTGCAGGCAGGGAGCATGGATGTTTCGGTAGAAACCCTTGTGAGCAAGTCCTACAAAGACGGGAAAGTTGAAGTTATGACCGAATGGGAAGGACTTGCGGTTACGATCCTGGGCAATGGGGTAAGCCCCGCCATTCCGGGTGCGAGCATCGCAAAGCTGGCGGCCATGCAGGAGGAATTTAAGGAATTGAAGCTGCGGGCCGCGTCGCTGCACACAGCCGCAGAGGGCAGCGACGGCAAGGAACCCGACAAAAACACAAAAAAAGGAGTGAAAAGCAACATGAACAAGAGAGCGATGGAGCAGATGCAGACCAAGTTCCCCAACCACAAGGTGCTCTCCATGAGCGAGGACGGGCTGAACGTGGCACTGCTGGACGCTTCCGGCAATCTTTTCGGCTACACCTTTAACGCTGACGACAACGGAGAGGTGATCGCCAGAAAGATCATGCCCTGCGCAGCGCACATCGTGCTGAGCGTGGGAGAGGTGGAGCTGAACGCCGATGTGGCGGACGTGGTGGACTACACCGTGGCCTCCGTGAAGGAGACCGACGGCGATGTGAAGAGCCTGAACGCCAAACTGGAAGCCGCCAATGAGCAGATCAGCGCCATGCAGGAGGCGGAGAGCAAGCGCCGGCTGAGTGCCTGCAAGGCTTCCGCCAAGGCAACGCTGGACGCCTTCAACGCCAACCGCGAGGAAAAGGTGGCGGAGGACGCCATCAAGGCGGTGAACGAGAACATCGAGGCCGGACTGTACGCCAACAGCTGCGACAAGGACGGTGCGTGGCTGGGAGAGAAGCTGGTGCGCGAGGCGGTGCTGGCCGTGTGCGGCGAGGCCGTGATGGAGAGCGACAAACGCAGCGCACAGAAGCGCAAGACCACCTATGCCTGGGAGCACATCGCCGGCAACAGCGGCGAGGGAAGCGAGGGTGTGGACGCTCTGCTGAACAAGTGGGGCATCGACGCCGGCAAGTAAAACGAAAAGGAGAGTGAACAAACATGGCATACATTGAGAAAACCGCGTTTGAGCCGCGGATCACCAACAACGAGTACAACGAACTGTGCAACATCACGGGACGCTATCAGGTGTCCGATGCGGATGCGGACTGCTCCGCTGGCCTTCTGGTGGTGCGCGGCGAGCAGCTGCCCTGTGCGGGCTTCAAGGGCGTTAAGAACGAGAACGCCTTTTACATGAACGCTGCGGGCGCTGCCGCCAACGCCGACACCGGCGTGTACGCCTGCAACACCTACGAGTGGCCCACGCTGGGCGGACGCAACGGCAACAACTACGCCGTGGGCACCGCCACGCTGGGGCTGGGCGTTCCTGCGGGCCGGGACGGCACCTTCACCGAGATCGTGTTTGACGGCAAGCACGCTTACCGCTTCGGCGAGGGCAACGTGAACGGCGCTATCGGCGAGAACACCATCTTCACCATCGCCAACGGCCTGCTGGTGCCCGCCGCTGCCGCCCCCACTGCTACCGGCGCCATCTACTTCAAGCTGAAGGGCACCGGCAACTTCACCGAGGGCGCCGGGCAGAGCTTCGTGTACTACGACGTGTGGGCCTGCAAGGTCAGCACCGTGACCGCGTGACAAGAGAGGAGAGTGAGTAAGAAATGGCAAAGCTGAACCTGAACAGCGTTTCCAATGAGGTTTTCGCCATCAACGGAAACGACCAGCGCGAGGACATCGTGGCCAAGGGCCGCGTGCTGTTTTATGAACACGCCCTGAAGGGCAAGATGGCCGTTCTGAGCGCCAAAGGACAGAACACCACCGTGCAGCGCACCATGAACGACCGTGGCTACAAGCAGCTGAACGAGCAGTTCCAGCGGGAGAGCCTGCTGTACGCCGCCAAGCTGGCCTGCGCCAGCACCGGCAAGAAGGCCCCCGAGAGCTGGGAGGAGTTCAAGCGCAACGGCGGTGAGTATTACGGCAACGCCCGGTTCTACGCCGTGCTGCAGGGCATCTGGCAGGAGGTCATCATCCCCATTCTGCCCGCCGTGTACTCTGAGGCGCTGAGCGACTTCGCCGAGACCGTGGAGATCGAGCTGGGCCAGACCTACGCCGTGAGCATCGGCAGCAACGACATTCCCGTTTTCCAGGACTCCAGCTGGGGCGCCAGCCGAAGCGTGCCGCGTAACCGCTTCTATTCCCGCGATTACACGCTGAACCCCACCCCCAAGAGCTGCTGGATCACCGCCAAGTGGATGCAGCTGGTGGGCACGAACATGGACTTCGGCGTTTTCTTCGCCAACATGGTGGCGGGTATGTACGCCAAGACCATGGGTATGTGGAATGAGGCCATGACCACCGCCACGGAGGACACCAGTCTGATCCCCACCAACCTGAACTTCACCTTCAACAACCAGAACTGGGTGAAGGGCGCCAACAAGATCGCCGCGCTGAACAACACCACCATCTCCGACGTGTTTGCCACCGGCGGCACCGTGGCCCTGAGCAAGGTGCTGCCCAACACCGTGACCGGCTCCACCAACGTGAACATGGACGCCGCTATCGCCACGCTGCTGGGCGCCGACTACACCAAGGCCGGCTACCTGGGCCAGTTCATGGCGGTGCGCCTGATGCCCATGCGGGACGTTATCATCCCCGGCACCCAGAACACCACCGTGGAGACTATGCTCAGCGAGAACGACATCTGGATGCTGGCCGGCAACGGCAGAAAGCCGCTGACCATCGGCTACACCAGCGGCACGCCCATCTCTATCGAGATGGATCCCACCCGCACCGGGGATTTCGAGATCGGCCTGAACCTGACCATCGCTCTGGACAGCGTGGCCACGTTCGCGTCCAAGATCGCGCACTTCACCGTGTAAGGAGACCCACACCGGGGAAGGGGCGAAAGCCCCTCCCCGAATATGCGGATTTAGTTTAACCGGGAAAACGGCGGTCTCTAAAACCGCAGTTCGGGGTTCGAGTCCTCGCGTCCGTGCCAGATGAAAACGTTGGATCGTTTTCGCTCGAAAGGGAGTTTATAGGGGCGAAAGCCCCATACGGAAATGTAGCTCAGTTGGCAGAGCATCTGACTGTTAATCAGAGGGGCGCAGGTTCAAGCCCTGCCGTTTCCGCCATAAGGCTGTGCGGCGAAGCCGCGGGTATGCAATGCGCCGACGTGTAAACGGGGCAGCGGTGGGAGCCTTGACGCATTGCGGCAGATAGAAACAGACCATGAAAGGAATCTGAAAGGAGCAGAAAGCATGGGTAAGCAGAAGAAAAGCGGAAACAGACTGGCCGCGCAGATCGCGGCGGAAGAGAGAGAGGACGACCAGGTGATGCTGGCACCCCAGCAGAGCACGGACACGCCTGACGAAAGCAGCACCGTGAAAGCGGCGGCGCAGGAGAATGTGCAGGACGCGGCTGATCCCGCGGAAGTGCCCGCCGCGCCGGTTATGTACACCGCCGAGCAGGTGCAGCAAATGATGCAGGAGGCGGCGGCCAAGGCGGTGGCGGAAGCGCTGAAGAACATCCCCCAGCAGGCCGCGCCGCAGATCGTGCAGGTGAGCACCAGCGCAGAGCAGGTACATTTCCTGTGGATGGCGCCGGTGGCGGACGACAACGTGGTGCAGTTCGGCGACGGCGGAATGTACGGAAACATCGTGGGCAAGACGGGAAGCTTTTACGTGCCGAAGCCGGATCTGAGCCGCATATTGACGGAGATGAACCGCCGGTTCATGGCGCAGCGGTGGCTGCTGGTGGTAAGCGGACTGACGGACGAGGAGCGCGAGGCGCTGGGCGTGGACTACAAGCCGGGTGAGGTGCTGGACAAGAGAGCCTTTGCCAAGCTGGTGGAGCTGGGCGACGAGCTGCTGAACATCTACCCGGCGCTGTGCGAGGGACACAAGGTGATGGCGGCGCAGATGTACGCTGACGCCTACCGCCAGGGCAGCCGGTATGTGACGCGGGAGCGCACGGTGAAGCTGAACGCGCTGAGCAAGCGCAAGGGGCACGAGAAGGGCGACTTCATCACCATTATCGAGGACATGAACGAGAAGGACACGAAGTAAGGGACGTTTGACGACACTGGCGGAAGGAGGGAACGGCCATGATGCAGGGCGACGCCTATTCGCTGCCCATCGTGCTGCGGCAGGGGGAACTGCTGATAACGCCGGAGATGGTACTGCGGCTGGAGATCACCATAGGGACCCTGACGAGGACGTACCCCGGCGTGGTGCGCTACGACGAGGAGAACGGACAGTGGCTGTTTCCGCTGACGCAGGAGCAGACCTTCGCATTTAAGGCCGGGAGGACGCCCCCGGTGCAGGCGCGGATAAAATTCAACGACGAGAGCGTGGTGGGGGCAAAGGGCAAGACCATATACGTCTCCGCAAGCCGGTCCAAAGGGGTGATGTAAATGGCGCTGCAGCAGTTCGCGGCGGAATAGAAGAAGAACGCCAACGCCAGCACCGCCCCGGTGGGGCAGCCCGTGGTGGAGATAGAAATACGGGATGTAGTGATACAGACCGGGGGAGAGATCATCCCCACCTACGAGGGCGAATATGAGGTAACACCACAGGTGGACAAGCCTGTTGTGCTGCATACAAAAGCCAAACGCATGAACGACGATGTGACGGTGAAGAAAATTCCCCAGTACGAAGTCAGTAATGCCGCCGGCGGAAAAACTTTAACGATAGGAGATGTGGAGTATGGCTAATCAGTACATCAACAAAGTAATTCTGAACGGACAGGTAAAAATCGATCTGACCGCCGACAGCGTGGTGCCTGCCAAACTGCTCAAGGGCATTATCGCCCACGACAAGACGGGTGCGACCATCACGGGTACGTGTACCTTTGATGCGGACACCTCCGGCGCTACCGCGTCCGCTGCGGAGATACTGCTGGGCAAGACCGCATTTGTGAAGGGCGCGGAGGTCACTGGTACGATGCCCAACAACGGCGCTGTGGCGGGCAACATCACCACCAAGGCGCAGGTGTATACCGTGCCCCTGGGCTTCCACGACGGAAGCGGCACCGTGCAGATCGCCGAGGCGGAGCAGGCCAAGCTCATCGCCACCAACATCCGCGAGGGTGTGACTATCCTGGGCGTGGAGGGCACCATGTCCGGCAGCGAGGACATGAAGGCACAGGCCAAGACTGTGACCCCCACCTTTGCCAGCCAGGAGGTCCTGCCCGACGAGGGGTACAACTGCCTGTCCAGCGTGACGGTGAACGCTATCCCCGTGAGCGAGACGGACAACGAGGCCGGCGGCGTGACGCTGACCATCGGCGCCTGAGAAGCGGAGGAAACGAGGTAAAAGGGCGATGGCGAAAAACGTAAACAAGGTCGTGGTGGACGGCGCGGTGAAGCTGGACCTGTCAATGGACAGCGTGACGGCCAACACACTGGCGAAAGGCGCTACCGCCCACGACAAAAGAGGGGCACCCATCGTAGGAACGATGACAACGCCGCAGATCAGTGTGGCGGGCAGCGTGATGACGATAGCCTGACGGAGAGGAACAAAACGCATGGCGAGAGATGTAAAGATCAACGGCGTGACCTATACGGGCGTCTCCGTCGTGCAGGTGCCGCTGGCCGAGGGAGGCGCGGCACGGTTCATGCAAGTCAATGGTGCGCCCGGAGCGCTGGAAAAGTGGAAAGCGGGGTTGAAAATAAACAACTCCACCTACCCGAACATCGGGCAGATGCGCTTCCCACTGGCGGAGGGCGAAGGCTACGCCCTGTACCTGTACGGAAACGGAGACTGGGAGGCGACCTACCGGGTGGCTCCCGGCTCCGTGGTACAGGTGGGAGACTTTGTAAAGATCACGAAAGGGCTATTCCCTTCGGCGACACTGTATCCGTCGGAAAGCCTGTATCCACAGGCGGAAAAGGCGGGACTGATGCCCAGCAGCAATCTATACCCCGGCAGGAGCACATACCCCAGCAACGCGCCGCTGGTGGAGGGGCTGGGCGGAAATTCGACCGGCGCGGACGGCGTGGCACTGACGGACGGCACGGCGGGAGAACTGATAACGATCTATATTCCGGCATAAGGAGGGGAGAACATGGGGACGAAGTGGAGCGAGGTCATATCGAACCACGCGATGGTGGCCATAGACGACGTGCGCTTGCAGGAGGAGGCAGCCAACGACCCGGCGGCGTTCCTGCGGAGGATGAGCCTGTATATGGTGAACGCCATCCCCCTATTCTCCCTGCCGGTGCAGATGAGAGCGTATCTGGGTGAGGGGCTGGTACAGCCAAGCTACGGCGACTACTACTGGACCAGCAGCGAGGACAGCCTGGTGGGAGAAACGGAAGTTGACACCGGAATGGTGGGCTACGAGCTGTTTTCCTGCGCCATTGTGGAGCAGGATGTGACGGGCGGCATGACGGCGGTGCCGTACACCGGGGCGAGCTACAACGCCGAAACAGGCGTGGTGACGTTCCCTATGCAGGACATGGCGGGAATAAACTACACGCTGGACTTTTACACAGACGGTGAATTTGGTCACGAGCTGACAATGGAGCAGAAGCGGATACTTGGGCTGTGCGTGGCAAGCGTATGGGACGAGCGGTTCTTCCGCAACTGGCTGAACGACCAAATGAAGATAAAGGACGCGAGTTTTGACACGGTGAACGAGGGCACCTATATGAAGGAGGGCGCCGCGAAGCAGGAGAAGAACCGGGCAAGGCTGATGGACGAGATGCACAAGTATGAGCAGGACTGTACGTTCCTGAACACGGTGCAGAGAGGCCGGGGCGGGTACGGACGATACCAGTTCCTGTAAAACGGGGAGGTGACGGGCGATGGCGGACGTAAAGAACAATCTTGGCAATATCGCCGCAATGGCGGAGAGACCGCAGGCACCCACCAACCGCCCCGCACAGTACAACGACAGGCGCAACCCCTACTTTGGAGACCCTACGGCGCGATTCGTGCAGGCATACGGCAAATACGCCAGCGACTACACCGCGTGCCGGGTGCAGGGGCTGGACAGCGACCCCAACAACTTCTACGAGTGGAGCGAACAGCTGGTACGCTTTGCCGATGCGCGGAAGAAGGGCAATGCCATAGACCGGCCCATAGACAACTATAAGGAAGTCCTGTTTGTAAACCGGCGCATCGAATATGTGCCGGAGGGCGCAAAACTGGAGACAATGGGCTCCACATGGCTGGTGACGAATCCGGCCAACATATCCTCTGCCGTGGGCGGGGGCATCATAAGGCGGTGCAACGCCACATGGAACCATCTGGATTGGTACGGCAACGTGCTGAAGGAACCGATGGTGGTGGAAAACGTAAAGCTGAACGCTAACGCCAACGACTTTCAGGAGACCATGCTCATCATGCAGGGGTACTTCAACATTACCATACAGCGCAACGGCGAAACGGAAAACCTGGATGTGAACAGCCGCCTGATCCTGGGGCGGATGGCGTATCAAATCACCGGCTACGCGGACGTGGCGCAGGAGTTCACCGGGGACGACGAGAGCTGCCGGCTGCTGCGGTTTACGGCGCGGATGACGGAGCCGGATAGGGAGAAGGACGACCTGGTTCGCCGGGTGGCCAACGCCTATCCCTTCACCTGGGAGGTGAACGTGAGCGGCAGGGCGGCCATGAGTACGGGAGAAAAGGCAAAGTTTACCGCCGCATCCCTGCGAAACGGAGAGGCGGCGGACGGAGACACAGAACACCCCACCCGCTATCTGTGGTACAGCAGCGACGAGAGCGTATGCCGGGTGGACCCCGCGGGAAACGTGACGGCGGTGGGCGAGGGAGCGTGCACCATCACGGCGGTGCTGGTGCAGAACGAGGAGCACTACGGCACCTATACCGTGACGGTGGCAGAGAGCGTAAGCGGCGTACACTGGCGGACGGATCCGGTGGAGAGACTGGAAGCCTACGGCAAGACCGTGCTGACGGCCATATACACCGAGAACGGCGCGGAGACCGGAGACGCGGTGGAATGGACCTTCACCGGGGCGGCGGAGGACAGCTACACCGCAGAGGTGGACGGCAGCACCGCCACCGTGTACTGCTGGGGCGGGAGCGTAAAGCCTTTGACGGTGACGGCCGCCTGTAAGGGCAAGAGCGTGAGCACGGACATCACACTGGAGGGGTGGTAAGAACGATGGCAAAGCCGATATGTGAGCACGCCTACCGGAAGGTAGGGGAGATCATCATACGGTGCAGGAAGCAGACGGGAGAGCACGACTTCTGCTGCTACCAGTACCACTGCCCGGACAGCGGACGGTACGAAAACGCGGCGCAGTGGCGGCACTGCTCACTGCGCTGCAGGGTGGAAAAGTAAATACGTGAGGGAATTTCCATTATGAATCTGAAAGGAGCAGGAGAGATGGAAAACAGCATTAAAGAGCGCAAGCCCATTACCATGAAGGAGGTATTCGCCAAGGCCAACGATTATGTGCCGCTGATGGAGAAGGCGGCCATCGTGAGCCACTGCGCGGAGAGGTGCATTGACCGGGTGGTGGTGGATACCGGGGAGCGCTTCCGGGGCGATGTGCCGCCCATGTACCGGGAGAACGGACAGCGGAAACGGCGCTACCTGATGGGCATACTGGCACGGGCGTATCTGCGGCTGGACTTCGACGGCTGCGAGGAGGACAAGTGGCTGATGAGCGCCGACGACTACGATCTGGTGGGCGGGGTGCAGCTGGTCAACCAGATAGACCGGATGAAAAAGCAGAGCGACGCCCTGCGGGACAAGGCGTATGACCTGCTGGCGGATTACCGGGACCTGGAGAAGATGCTGAACACGGAGATCAACGCCAATCTGGCGGTGATGAACGATGTGGTGGCGCGGATGGCCATGAGCAGCGCGGCGGCCATGACGCCGGAGAGCATGAAAGAGCTGGTGGAACTGGCGGAGCAGGTGCAAAAGGGAGCAAAATAATATTCAAAACGCAACGGAAATAAAAGTTGCAAAAATATCAAAAACGCAACGAATAATACAATGTTTCATGTGAAACAATTAGGAAAACGGAAAGCGGGGTGAGGGCGTGAACACAGATTTCGACAGCCCCTACTATCCATTTGAACGTGTGGAAACCGGTTACGGCACCTTTAAGGGTGCGGAGAAGATACCGAAAAAGATCGTGAACTACCTGCTGGACCTGCCGGACAGGAACGGGTACACGCCCGTGGACGACAACGCAAGACCCCGGGTGCGGCTGATGAAGTACATCTGCTGCGACGGGGCGAACCCACTGGCCCAGCCCCTGCCCACGGCGGAGGAAAAGCTGAGCATTGTGTTTGACGGTGAGACGCCGGCGGTGGACACGGAGGAGCAGAAGGCAAAGCACCCCAAGGGGTACAGGCTATTCCCGCTGGAATACTGGGGACAGGCGCAGAGCATGGCGCAGACGGTGGTAAAGGTGTACATCGGGCGGGTGATCCCAAAGACGCCCTTTACGGCGGCGGTAGGAATATACTTCGACATACTGTGCAACTACGGACACGAGACCACCACACGGACGGACGATTACTCCCGCAGCTATGACATGGAGCAGTGCATCATTGAGGCACTGAACGGCGTAAACATAGGCGGGGCCGGGGTAATGACCTTTGACAGAGGAGCGCACGCAGACAACGGGTCCCACGCCATATACGACCAAGGGATGAACGTGGGGCGGCGCGTACACATGAGCCTTGCTTGGGCGGACAGCGACGAAGAAAGCGTCGTGACTACATTCTGAGAGAACGGAGGGCGGCGCAATGGATGAAGTGACTTTTGACCACCGGCTGACGGAGGTGGAACAGCGGAGCAAAAGCAACACGCACCGCATAAACGAGCTGGCCGAGGAGCAGAAAACCCTGAACGAACTGGCGACCTCGGTGGCGCTGATGACCCGGGAACAGAAGGATATGCGGGATGACCTGTCGGAGGTCAAGAAGGACGTAAAGAGCCTGACGAACCTGCCGGCGAAGCGGTGGAACGACGTGGTAGAGAAACTGGTATGGCTGGTGCTGGGCGGCGCGGTGACGGCGCTGCTGGTACAGGCGGGGATCCATTTATAAGAAAACTGCATAATCAATAAGGAGTATAGAAATTATGAATAGAGTAATTTTCTATAAGACAGCAACGTGCCCGTACTGCGGAAAGCTGGCTACGTTTGCTATGGATGAAAAATGGAAAAAAGTTTGCCGGTGCATGGTGTTGGAGCCGGGAAATGAAGTCAAGGCTATTATCATAAAGGTGTTTCGTGAGGGAGGAAAAGAGCTGATATGCCGATCTCACAGAGCATAGAAAGGGCCTGCCGCAGGTACGAGGAAGTACAGGCGGAGGGACTGACGCTGTACCCCATCCTTGTGGAGGAGATGGAGACATTCGAGTTGGCGCGACCGGGCATTGACATCGTGCAGCAGAGCCTCCCTGTGGCGTATGCTGTGATGCCGCTGCTGGCGGCCTACTACAAGATGGAGTACGACGCGATGGGGCGCGGAGAGGAGACAGTGGGGCTGCTGTCAAGGGCGCTTTTGATGCTGGCGCTCTCCCTGCGGCTGGGGAGAGGAAAGCCGTTGGACGAGCGCTTGAAGGCGTTTCGCTGCAAGGTGGACACGAAAGACCCCAGCCGGTTGACGGCGGTGGAGTTCGTGCTGCACGGAGAGGAGCTGTGGCGCATTACGCCGGCGCAGTTCCAATACCTGCGGGAGATCATCGCCGCACAGAACGGAATTGAGCTGACGCCGCCGGAGGCCAACCCGGAACTGGTGGAAGCGCAGCGGGAGCTGGCGGAGATGAACGGCGGCGCAAAACTGAGCGGAGATGCGTGGGAACGGGTGGCGACGGTGGCCGCGCTGGAACACGCGGAGGAGACGGAAATAGAGTCGTGGCCACTGCTGAAGCTGCAGACGAAAGCAAAAACGTGGCAGCGGATATTGGGGTACATGACCTGCACCATCGCGGAGGCGAGAGGAACACAGTGGAAACGGGGCAACCCGTGGCCGAGCCTGTTTTATGACCGGGTGAGCGACGGAAACACGGCACTGCGGCCCGTGGAGGAAGCGACACGTGGCATGGGACAGGCATAGAGAAGGGAATAGGCCCTGCAAGCGGGCAGGGCGGAACGCCAAGTGGGGCGAAGCCAACGGGAAACCGGGGCTTTGCCTCCATTTTTTATATCAAAAAGGAGTGAAAGCGGAATGATTACTTTTACCGATCCGAGACTGTATACCCGCGGCATCTGCGCTGCGCAGTTCGCCGACATGGAAACCGGTCAGATCCTGCTGAGCAGCAATAAGTTCCAGGAAGGCAACATCACCGTGACCGTGAACGGCGATCCCCTGCGTGCCGGACTGAACAACGGCATTGCCACCATCATCGAGAGCGACCCGGACATCCAGGTGAACTTCACTCAGGCCAACTTCGACCTGCGGACGAAGATGGCGGGCGTGGGCGGCGCTGTGACCTACAACGCTGTGGCCCCGGTGTGCCAGGTGGTGAAGGCGAACAGCACCGTGCTGAAGGTGGACGTGACCGACGGTGCCCCTGTGGCGCAGTATGCGATGGCAAAGCCCTACGCCTATGTGCAGGAGACCAAGAAGGCTTCCGGCATCCAGCAGGGCGGCATTGCCTATGAGATCGCAGCGGACGGCACCATCAGCGGCTTTACCGCGGTGAGCGGCACCGAGTACAAGGTGTGGTACTTCGTGAACAAGCTCAGCGCCATGTGCGGCAAGCTGAACACCGGCATGAACGGCAAGGTGGGCCTTTTCACCGCCCAGCTGGCGGTGTACGGCAACGTAAACGCCAAGACCAACGAGGGCACCCGCCAGGGCTGGCTGTATATCAACGTACCGCTGAAGCTGCAGGCGGACACCGCCACCGTGACCGGCAGCCAGAGCAACTACGACACCACGCAGATCGTGGGCCGCGCACTGAGCACGGACGAGAGTGTGGTCTCCGACAAGTGCGAGGACTGCGCCGGCGGCACCCTGGGCTGGTACGTGTACGTGCCGGACAACGGCGCTGAGGTAGTGACGGGAATCGTGACCGCCATCGGCGGCGTTATCAACGTCCCCGTCAGCGGCACGGTGCAGGTGAAGCCCCAGGCGGTGCTGGAGAACGGCCAGCTGGCGGTGTTGGATCCTGCCAAGTGCGCCTACAGCCTGAACGGCGCACCCAGCGGCACCACCGTGAGCGCAAGCGGACTGATCTCCGCAGGGGCCACTGCTGGCGACTGTGACATGACCGTGACCTTCGTGTACGAAGGCACCACGTTTACCGACCAGTGCGCTGTGAGCGTGAAAGAAGCCTGACGACAACAAAAAATCCCCTCCCCTGCCGCAAGGCGGGGGAGGGGGCAGACGCGAGTGCGCTGAAGCAAGACAGCGCATTGGCGTATGAGAGAGAGGGGAGGCGCGGGACATGGCGAAGCTGGTGGGACAGTTCAGCGGGTTCGAGCAGGACATGGCCGCGCTGGAAAAGCAGGTGAAGGATGCCTTTCGCGCATCGCGCCCCGCACTGGCGGAGGAAATGCGGCAGTGCTTGCGGGAGCACGTGGTAGAGGACGTATACGACAAGCTGGTGCCGGAGGAGTATGTGCGCCGGCGCGGCACGAAGGGATTGGCGGACATGAACGCCAGCGCCACGGTGTATTCGGATGAGCGGGACGGTGGCATGAACCTGACGCTGCTGTATCACCCCAGCGGCGCAACGGACGGCAACGGAGAGCCCATAAACCCCCATGTGGACGGGGATGACCTGGTGAACCGGATCGAGAAAAACGACCCCGCGTACAACTGGGGCAGACGGCCAAAGAACAGGCCGTTTTTCCGCAACTTCGTGGAGGAGATGCTGGACGGCAGGGCGGAAGAAACACTGGTGCGGGCCATGAACGGAGCGGACCCCACGCTGGAGCTGGCGGAAGATACCGGGATGATACGGGAAGAGGACGATTGGAGGTAGCGTATGGCGATTTTCAAAGTAACGGCTGTACCTGATTTTTCGCAGCTCAAGGGAGAGATAGCGAAGCTGCAGAGCAGCCCGGTGACTTTGGGCGTGAATACGCAGAACGCCGATGTACAGATAAACGCCACACGGCAGAGTTTGCAGAAGCTGACGGAGACCTTCAGCCCGGAGGGCGAGCTGCGCCGGTCCGTGGCGGACTACAGCCGCCAGGTGGGCGAAGTGGTGCAGGTGTCCAAATCGCTGAATATGCAGAGCGGCGAGATGGAGATCACCAGCAAGAAGGTGACGCAGAACTTTACGGCGCAGGCCAAGGCGGCGGAGAGGGCGGCGGCACAGGTGCGGGCGGCCAAGGATGCCTACCGCGCCTATGCGGCGCAGCAGAGCAGCACCTACGCGCCGACCGCCATGCAGAGCCGCATAGAGGATCTGACCGGCGTAAGCGGACTGAGCGGCAAGAGCGCCAAGGAGAGCGCGGCGGTATTTGAAAAAGCATATTTGGACGCCAGCGGGAAGGTGCAGCAGAGCACGAAAAAGGCGGCGCAGTCGGTCAAGAGCGTGGGGACGGCGGCCAAGGAGAGCAGCGGCTTTGCCGACCTGATGGGCGACAGTTTCGGGCGCGTGGCGGCAAAGATGGCGCTGTGGCAGGTGATGGGCAACGCCATTGCCGGGTTAAAGCGCAGCTTCACGGAAGCGCTGGCGACCATGAAGGACGTGGACGACGAGATGGTGACGATACGCAAAGTCACCGGCGCGACCACGGAGGAACTGAACAGGATCGAGAAGCAGGCATACGACACCGCCAGCGCCTACGGCGTGGCGGCGGACGAGTACCTGAACAGCGTGGCAAATTTCAGCCGCGCAGGCTACGGCGAGCAGGCGTCCGCGCTGGCGGAGCTGGCCACCAAGACGCAGATCGTGGGCGACACGGACGCAGAGACCGCACAGCAGTTTTTGCTCTCTATGGACGCGGCGTACAAGTATCAGGGCAGCATCGAGCAGCTGACGAAGGTTCTCGATGGAGCAAATGAAATTGATAACAATTACGCAACGTCAATAGAAAAAATTGCCGAAGGCTTGGGCAAGGTGGCGCCCATCGCGGCGCAGGCCCATGTGGGCGCAGATGAACTGACGGCGGCTATCGGCACCATTACGGCGGTGACGCAGCGGTCCGGCACAGAGGCCGCCACCGCGCTGCGGGCGCTTTTCCTGAATATCATCGGCGATACCAAGACGGAAATCGACGAGGGCGTGACGTGGACCACCGGCGAGATCGCCGGATTGCGGGATGTCATCAAGCTCTATGCCAAGGACGCCTACGACGCGGCGCAGGCCACGGGCAGCGTGATAAACCCCATGAAGGCCATTGCCGGTCTGTCCAAGAGCATGAAGGACGGGCTGCTGACGGAGCAGCAGCTGATGGAGATGGTCAGCGACATCGGCGGAAAGCTGCGTACCTCGCAGCTGCTGGCGCTGATCCAGAACTGGGATATGTACGAGTCCATGCTTTCCGACTTTGCCGGTGCTGCCGGGAGTGCGGACAAGGAAGTGGAAAACGCACTGGACAGCTGGACCCGCAAGACCGAGATACTGCACAACAAGTGGACGGAGTTCATCAGCCATCTGGTGGAGACGGACACCATCAAGGGCGCACTGGACCAGGTGATCGCGCTGGTGGAGTTTTTGGACAGCGACACCGGACGACTGGTGATACAGCTGGGGCTGCTGGTGGGTGTGCTGACGCTGGCGAACAAGGGCTTTACGGCGCTGATGAACAGCGGCGTGGGAACATTCTTCGGAACGTTGACCTCCGCCATAGGCGGCAACGCTATGGCGATCACGCAGCTCACCGGGCAGATGAAGGGCCTGCTGGCAATGCTGCCGAAGCTGGGCATCGGCGCGGCGATCTTTGCGGCGCTGGCCGTGGCGATCAGCCTGAGCACGGAAAAGGCGCGAGCCTATGAAAAAGCGCTGAAGGGCGTTGAAACGGCACAGAGTGCGCTGGGCGAGACCGAGGACGAGTACGACACGCTCATAAGCAAGACCGGAGAGCTGACGGAGGCGGAGGAAAAGCGGCTGGAGGTGCTGCGGGCGATCCGCGAAGAGCAGGAGAAGGCGGTACGGGACGCAGAGTCTGAGGCGTGGGACGCATGGAACGAGCTGCACGGCACCGGAGCCGAGGTATACGTTGGCGGCGGCGACAGTGTGGGCAACGGAATGGGCGTTACCCCCATACAGATGGTGCAGGCGGACGTGGAATCGCTGGCGCGGTACAAGGCATCGCTGAAACTGGTGCAGGACCAGATGGAGGCGGGCACTAAGACGCAGGAGGAGTATTACTACTCCCTGTCGAAGCTGCAGGAGGGCCGCGAGGAAGAAGTAGAAACGATACGCAAGGCGATCAACTATGGCTTTGCGGTATCGGAGGAACAGCGGCAGTTGGTGGCTGCCTATGACAGGGTGCAGGAGATCCTGGGCGTGACGCAAAAGGCCACGCAGGACTACGTAAACAAACTGATCTCCGAGGCGCAGCAGGCAGGGTATACAGGTAAAGCGCTGTACGACCTGGTGGCGGCACAGATCACGGCAAGCAATACAAAACTGACTTTCAGCCAGCAGATCAGTGCGCTGCGGACGCTGGCGGCCACCATCGGGTACACCACTCAAGCTTACGGGAACCTGCTGAACGCGGGACGGATCTACCAGCAGTCGATGGTGTTGGTCGCCAACAAAAAGTTCAAGACGCTGGAGGAAGCCCAATCCTACCTGACGAACAAGGCGTGGGGAAAACTGACGGGCACGGCGCCCAGCGGCGGATGGAACAACACCACCGGAAACACAGGAGGTTATAGCGGCGGCGGTTCCGGCGGTTCCGGCAGCAGCGCGGCGAAAAAGAAGTATCAGGACGAGATCGATGCGCTGGAAAAGCAGCGGGACGCAGAGCTGGCGGCCATAGACGCGCAGATCGATGCGCTGAAGAAGCAGAACGAGGAGATAGACCGGGCCGAGAAGCTGGAGGAGCTGCGGCTGGAGGTCATGCGGAAGCAGGACGCGCTGCTGAACGCCCGGAACGAGCGCACGGTGCGGATGTACAACGCCGAGTCCGGGCAGTGGGAGTGGATCGCGGACCCGGAGAAGGTGAAGCAGGCCGAGGAGGACCTTGCGGACGCGAAGAAGGACCTGCGGGACTATGAGCGGGAGATGGAGCTGGACCTCGCCATTGAGGAATTGGAGGCGAGGAAAAAGGCCATCGAGGCGGCGTACCAGCTGAAAATTGACGCACTGGAGGAATACATCAACGCGCTGGGTGAAACGGTGGCCCAAGAGGAAGTCCTGCTGGATCAGAGCGTGCAGAACTGGTGGGAATGGGCCAACGGGGTGCTGGCGGCAAAGGCGGCTGCGGCAGGCGTGACGATCACGGCGGGCGGTACGCCGGTAGAGGTCAAACGGAACGCGACCGGCAATGCGTCGGGATACACCGAGGTAAAGGTCGGCAACCTGACAGGCGTGCGGAAATCCACCAAGTCTGAGAAAGCCAGCGTATCCAATAAACCGACGGGGAAGCTTTCGGATGCCATCAGCATGGGCAAGAACAACATTTCTTTGCCGAACAGTGGAAAGTCAAACCGGAAGAGCATCGTGTCAGGAAGCATTATCGGCGCCGTCAGCGGGGGACGGAAGAAAAAGTACGACAGCGGCGGTGTGCTGCACGGGATGGGCGGCATAAAGGCCACGGTGGACGACGAGATGGTGCTGCCGCCCGACGTGACGGCGAAGATGCTGAAGCCGTCGGCGGATGCGCGGTTCCGGGCCAGGGTGAACGAGCTGGGCGGATTGTACGGCGAGACACCGGTGAGCCGCAGCGTGGCGGGGAGCAGCGATAACCGCAGCTACAGCGACCACAGTGGGCCCACCTATAACGTGAAGGGCATCACGCTGACGGAGCAGCAGGCGGAGCACCTGACGGTGGCGCAGATGTGCCGGATGGCGCACAACGTGAAGCCCTACGGAGGATAAGAGCATGGACGAGAACGCAAAGACGCTGGCGGAGCTGGCAAAGCGGTTGTGGGACAACTTTTATGTGCGGCGGGTGCGGGAGACGCAGACGGATATGGTACGGCAGTACCGGGCGCAGGTGACGACCGCGGCGGCAGACGGGAAAATCGGCGTAAAACGACCATTTGACGAAACGGAGAGCTTTCTCCCCTATGTGAGCACGATGGCGGCGGCCCCGGTGGGGGCGCAGGTGGTGGTGCTGGTATTCGGCGAGGGAAAGAACGCAGGGAACCACATGGTTTTCATGTACGCGGACGGACGGAATATGTGAGAAAGGACGGCTGGACTATGGCGAAAAAGACGCGGCACATCCTGGTGATGAAAAGCGGCAGAGAGATACCGATAACGGGCATCACGGGACGGTACTACATCACCCGCGAGAGCCAGTACCGCAAGGGGAACCCGGACATACGAAAGATCAGGGCGGCAACGGACGAGGAGTGCGACGCGCTGACGGCGGCGGAGGACAGGAAGAAGCGTAAGCGCAGCTGAACGGAGGGCACGTGCCATGACGGAGCAGGAGAAATATCTGGCGTACCTGAAAGCGCTGAAGGGCCGGTTTCAGAAGCTGTGCCGGCTGCGCTTTCTGAACCCGGACGGGAGCACGGCGTTCTTCGTGGACAATAACCCGCGAAATAAGCACAGCGGCGCCTTTGTGGCGGACGGGGCGCTGACGGTAAATTTGCAAAACGGGGTAAGGCGAACGGCCAGCGTGACGCTGGGGAACGTGGACGGCGCGTTCGACTACAACGTAAACCACCTGTGGTTCGGGCAGGAGATCGCGCTGGACGAGGGGCTGGTGCTGCCAAACGGCGAGGACTACTACATACAGCAGGGCGTTTTCCTGATACAGAGTCCGCAGGAAACGGTGGAGCCGGGACGGCGGCTGATGCAGTACGAGCTGGTGGACAAGTGGGCCAATCTGGACGGGACGCTGTGGGGCAAGCTGGAGGGCACCTATAAGGGAAAACTGAACGTGAACATCTTTCAGCAGATCAACGCCCTGCTGCAGGACGACAAGGGAAACGGGCGGAAGGTAGACCCCATCCCCCCGGTGTACACGGAGTATTACAACGGCAAGAAGCAGAAGCTGACGGACGGAACCGAAGTAAATTTGGTGGACGCGCCGTACACGTTGGAGGTGGATCCGGGAAGCGGCACATACGCGGAAGTGATACTGGGCTTTGCGGAGATGCTGAACGCATGGATCGGCTACGACGCCACGGGGCGGCTGCGGATAGACCCCAGCCAGGACGACCTGCTGGACAGTGAAAAGCCCATCAGCTACGCCTTCTCGATGGGGGAGGCGACGCTGCTGGGCATGACGTACACGGCGCAAAACACCGAGGTGTACAACGACTACATCGTGCTGGGGGCGGCGCTGGACGACAACAGCCAGCCGGGGGCGAGAGCAACCAACAACGACCCCATGAGCGATACCAACGTGCAGCTGATAGGCCGAAAGACGGTGTGGACGGAGGAGGACGGCTACGCAACGGAGACCATGTGCCGGGACAGGGCAGAGTGGGAACTGAAGCGCTCCACGGTGCTGCAGAAGAGCGTGGACATCAGCTGCGGGCAAATCTTTCACATTAAGGAGAACGAGCTTGTGACGCTGGTGCGCCGGGATAAGCAGGGAAGCCCAACGGAACGGCACCTGGTGACAGGCTTTTCCCGCCCGCTGACGGGAGAGGGGCAGATGACCATATCCGCCACCAGCGTGGCGGACTTCCCGGTGGCGACGGTGACGGTGTGGCCGCTGAAAACGGAGACAAAGACATAAACGGAAGGAGGGAAGGACGATATGGCACTTTTCATGCCGACAAATATCACGCCCTCCACGCTGGGAGCGCTGGGCAACGGGACGGTGGACGCAAGCCAAAACATGACCGTGACCTGGCAGGTGGACGGACAGAACGCCATGACGGCGTTTGAGATAAAAATTCTGGCCAACACGGCGGAGAGCGCACAGCTGTACGACTCGGGAAAACGGACGGACAACTGCCCCTTTTACGGGCGAAACGCCAAGGGCGATGTGGTGTTTTTCAGCTACACGATCACGGCGGAGGCGCTGGCTGCGGCGGGAATCACCAACGGGAACAGCTACAAGCTGCTCATCACCCAGTGGTGGACAGACGCGGACAGCGTGACGCAGCAGAGCGCATCGGTATTCGTGTGCCGGAGCGCACCGGTGCTGACCATCAACGACTTTACGAAGCCGGTGGCGGCGAAGGAGATGACGTGGACGGCCAGCTATTCGCAGGCGCAGGGCGACCCCATTATTTGGGCGCGGTGGCAGCTTGCACCGGCAATGGACACGGAGGACGTGCTGTACGACACGGGCAACGTGGCGACGGCACAGCTGGCGTTTTACTACGACGGCTTATTCACCGGGCAGGAATACGCCGTGCGGTGCCGGGTGGAGACCAGCAACGGCGTGGTGGCAGACACGGGCTGGGTACAGTTCGCGGTGCAATACAGCGCCAGCAATTATACCGGCGCGGTGGTGACGTGCGTAAAGCGGAAGCAAAGCGGCGTGCTGGTGTCGTGGCCGGGCGCCTACGACATACCGGGCACGGCGGAGGGCGAATACACCATCCGAAACGGGGAGCTGAACCTGAGCACCGGATCCACGGTGACATGGGACACGGTGACGGGCGAAGCGATGGCGCTGACGACGCCCATAAGCATCGTTTGGAAGGGAACGGTCAAGGCGCTGCCGGCGACGCTATTCAACCTGACCGGCGCGGACGGAAAGTCGCTGACGGTGACGGTGAGCACAACGGCGGTGCGGGCTATGCAGGGCGGCGCGGAGATAGGCCGGGTGAACGCTGCCTTTGCCCCGGAGGACGAGCTGACGGTGGCGCTGACGGGCGGAAAACTGTATGTGCGGCGGCGGTATGAGCGGGGACTATTCCCGGCGGAGAGTCTGGAACCGTCGGTGCGGCTATTCCCCCGGGCCAGCCAATTCTCGGTGCTGAAATACATGGCGGACGCGGTGATGGCGGATATGACCGTGGTGAACGTGAAGCTGGTTGGCGCACAGGTGTGCGACTACCTTTGGATAGAGGAGGGCGAGCTGACGGACACGGTGGTGACGGCACTGATGAGCGCAGCGGGGTACACACCGGAGTTCGGCGACAGGACGCTGCTGCTGGCGGACTTCGCCACAGACCTGCGGGGCGGCAACATCGTGGCGGAGGAGCCGCTGACGGGCTGGGCCGTATACCGCAGAGAGGAGGGCGCAGCGTCGCTGGTGCACGTGGCGGACGTAGGGTACGCGGAGCGCAGCGTGATCGACTGCGCGGCGGCCTCGCAGGGAACGTACACCTACTACGTATTCGGCGTGGGGGAGAGATCCTTTGTGACCACGGCGCTGCCCAGCCAGCCGGTGACGGTGTGCTTGTGGGACTGGACGATACTCTCCTGCGCGGAGGACGGCGACAACGTATACCGGGTGGAGGAGCTATTCCGGTTCAGCCTGAACGTGGAGAGCGGGACGGTGAGCAACAACAACCGACCGACGCTGCTGGAAAACTTCACCCGATACCCCACGGTGCAGATGGTGCCGCAGCTGTACCAAAGCGGCGAGCTGAGCGGCTATATCGGCGAAGTGGGCGCCAATGCGGAGTACAGCGACACGCTGGCGAAGCGGGACGCGCTGTTTGCTCTGGCGCTGACGCAGAACACCTTATTCCTGAAAAACCGAAAGGGCGAGGTGCTGCGGGTATTCGTCAACGCGGAGATCACCTGCGAGACGCAGGACAACACGCGGCAGCAGGCGCTGATCTGCGCGGTGCCGTGGGCTGAGACCGGGAGCGCGGTGGGCGCACAGATACTGATACGGCAGGGCGACGCCCTGTGGACCGTAGCGAAAAATTGACGGACGAAAGGAGCGAGGGACGATATGGCAGGTTACACGAACCCCGGATGGAACAACGATGCGCCGCCTGCACTGAACGCGGAGAACCTGAACGCGCTGTGCAACGAGGTGGAGGAGATGAGCGCAGGGTTCCCGGACAAGCAGGACATAACGGACAAACTGACGCTGACGCTGGCGGCGGCAAGCTGGGCAGGGAGCGCAAGCCCCTACACCCAGGGTGTGACAATCACAGGCGGAACGGCCACCAGTCAGGCGGACATTCAGGCAGACGCAACGGCGATACAGCAGATGCTGGACGACGGCACCAACGCTATCTACATCGCCAACAACAACGGGACATTCACCGCCTACGCTGTGGGCGAAAAGCCCACCGCTGACCTGAGTATTCAGGTGACGGTGTACGAAGTAAAGGAGGTAGTTTAACGATGGTCATTATCGGTAAATCGCAAATAGCGGGGGGGGGGTACTGCTAAACGATTAGAGTTCGAATATACCGGTACCTATAATGAACGCCTTGAGGATGGCGTGGTAGAGCTGCTGACAAGTGGTGTGCTGACGGTCAAGAAGGAAGCGGCCATTGATGCCTTTTTAGTTGGAGGGGGTTCTTCTGGACAGTCAGGGTCGAGGGCCACTTCTGGTGCCATTGCTGGTGGAATTGGCGGAAGTGGGGGAACTACCAAAACTCTATTGAACATCATACCAAGAGTAAACACAGAGTATCCTATCGTTATCGGTGCTGGTGGCGCTGCAACTTACACACCCGACAATGGCGGTCTCAGCGCAAATCCCGGAGGAGATACTGTCGCTTTCGGCTCTACTGCTGCTGGCGGAACGGTGACTTCGGGAGGTTCAGGAGGAGGTGCTGGCGCGAGGGTAGCAAAAGCGGCAAACGGCGGTTCGGACGGTGCTGATGGGGGTAGTTCCTCCTCAGGTTCCTCCTCAGATAAAGGCGGTACTGGTCAGGGCACCACAACGCGAGAATTTGGCGAAGCCACTGGCAAACTGTATTCTGGCGCTGGCGGAGGCGGGGATGGTTATTCGGGTAGTTGTTACGGGAGTGTTGGTTTAGGGGGAGAGGGGGGAGGAGGAAACGGTGCACCCAGGTCTGGTTCAGGCTCTAATGGAACTGATAACCTCGGCGGGGGTGGTGGAGGCGCTGGAGGTTCAGAAATTTATTTAGGACGCTTTTCTTATTCAGGGGCTGGCGGCTCTGGCATCGTGTGCATAAGGCTACACAAAGAATAAACACGGCCTCCGTTTCGGAGGTCGGGAACGGAGGTTTATATGGCAATTACAGGCAGAGCGGTGACAGCAGGGGGGAGCGGAATTGCCAATCGGCTGGATTTCACCTACACGGGCGGTACATTCAATGAGCGTACCGCAGACGGTGTAGTGGAGTTTTTGGAAACCGGTATCCTTACGATGAAAAAGGATACGTATGTGGATGTATTCATGGTTGGCGGTGGTGCCGGTGGTGTGACTGTTGGATTATCCAACAGCGGCGGAACCGGTGGAAGCGGTGGATGCACAAGAACTATCGTAAATGCTTTGCTGCGAAAAGGGGTGGCATACCAAGTTGTTATTGGTGCCGGGGGCACCGGAGGCGGCAACTCCGGCGGTGAGACTTCGGCTTTTGGATATACGGTTTCAGGTGGAACTGTTGCCGCCGGGGGTTCTGGAGGCGGAAAAGGAGGCGTCGCCGCAACCGGGCAGGTGAACGCCGGAAATGGCGGGTCAAACGGATCGGATGGTGGGAGTGTCGGATCTCCGACAACCGGAAGCCCCGGAAAAGGACAAGGCGCTACCACGCGAGAATTTGGCGAAGCAACCGGTAAGCTGTATGCCGGCGGCGGTGGCGGCGGCGCGGGAAAATACGGAGACATTGGAACTTCGGGAGCTGGTGGTGAAGGGGGCGGCGCAAAAGGTAATTCTACAACTGACGCTACGGCCAATACCGGCGGCGGAGGAGGTGGCGGAAAAGGATATTATGATAGTTCCAGTCCCGGCGGTCAAGGAACTGCGGGCGGCAGCGGTATCGTGTGTATCCGCCTGCACCAAGACGACCCCACTGAGAACGTGCTGAGTGGAACGTGGAAGTTTAATGACACACTTACCATGCCAAGCGCTTTGTTTACAGAGAACTTCGATTATGACGGGACATTTGCCTATGCTGGTTCCAACTTTTATACCGTGATGGGCGCAAGAGCATTCTCTACCACAACCGATCTGTGCTTTGGGCATAACTCCGGTGATTTGTCGACAAATTATGTACAGGTATATGACTTTACACATAACATGTGGAGGCAAGCAACAGCAAAAACCATAAAATTCTGGAACCGCTATCAGGTGGTTTCCCCGGAGTTCTACGCATGGTTCACCGCAAACGCCACCAAGATTTCGGATTAAGGAGCGTGATTAAGTGAGATACGCATTGGTTGAAAACGGTGTTGTTACAAACATCATCGAAATGGACAAGCGGAACGAGCAGTTCTTTCCCTCCGCCGTGTACACCGGTGACAGGCCGGTGGGCATGGGCGACACGTACACGGAGGGCAAGTTCTACCGTGACGGCAAAGAGGTGCTGACGGCACTGGAGGAGGCCAACAACGAGATAGACAGCCTGACGCAGCAGCTGGGCGAGGCTGTGGAAACCATCTATCAGGCGGATATGGAGGTTATCGGATGAGCATGATTATCGGTAAAGCGTTAATTGCGGGGGGGGGTGTTGCTAAACGATTAGAGTTTGAGTACACCGGAACGTACAACGAGCGGCTGGATGACGGTGTTGTGGAGCTGCTGACAAGTGGTGTGCTGAAGGTCACTAAGGACACGTATATCGATGCGTTCCTTGTGGGAGGCGGAGGCGCCGGGTCTGGAGCTAGTGATGGATTTAATTCAAGTTATAATGGCGGTGGCGGTGGAGCTGGTGGCTTTACAAAGACCATCACAAAAGCGCTGCTTCAAGCAAATGTCGAGTATTCCGTTGTAATCGGTGCGGGCGGAATTGCATTATCCGGAAAAAACGCCTATGGAAAAGTTGGCCCCGCTGGAGGGAATACAGTTGCTTTTGGTTATACAGCAGAGGGCGGAAAATCTGCGTCCTCCAGTCTAAACGGGGGTAACGGCGGTTCTGGTGGAGGCGTAGCTGGCACCAAAAGCTCTACTTCTACAGACTCCGAACCCGGCGACGGAGCCAGTGACGGGAATAACGCGCTTACAATCGGTTCGAGGAATGGCGGTACCGGTCAGGGCACAACTACTCGTGAGTTCGGGGAAGCAACCGGCAAACTGTACGCCGGTGGCGGCGCAGGGTCAAGGGGTTCCAACTCTTCAACCCACGCCTCTGGCGGTGAAGGGGGAGGGGGAACACAGGGTATATCTGGCAAAGATAACACTGGTAGCGGTGGTGGTGGTGGGACGATAGCAGTTTCGAATAATGTATATGTGTCTTACCCCGGCTCCGGCGGCTCCGGCATCGTGTGCATCCGCCTGCACAAGGAAGCGTAACGACAAACTGAAAGGAGAACGACTATGTACAACATTATGACGAAGCTCATCGATAAGCGGTTTTACAAGACCCGTGAGGAAGCGCAGCAGAAGTGCGACGTGTTTTTCGCCGTGGGGCGCATCACGGACGACAAGTACACGGACCTGTGTGCGCTGATCGAGAGCGTGTACGGCGAGACCGAAGCAAAGTAAGAGACAACCGCACAAACAAATACTCGCGGCAATGGGGCCGCGGTAGAAAGCCGAATGGGGCTGCGCCGGTGGAGAACACCGGCTGCGGCCCCATTTTGTTTTACACAAACAGGACAGGCGCATTGACGCCGGAAAGGAAGAACAGTATGGATTTTGCATCTTTGGGCATTGCAAGTGTGGCGGCGATCACCGTCGTGTGCTACCTCATCGGCATGGCTGTTAAGGCCAGCGGGCTGAACGACAAGTGGATCCCGGTCATCATGGGCGTGTGCGGCCTTGTGCTGGGCGTGGTGGGTATGTTTATCATCCCCGACTATCCCGCGCAGGACTACATCACCAGCGCGGCTGTGGGTATCGTCAGCGGTCTGGCTGCGACCGGCGTTAATCAGATCACGAAGCAGCTGAAGGACAAGGTGGAGGAGGCCGTATGAACGGCGCCAGTAAGGTCATCAAGATAGCCCGGGAGGAGCTGGGCTATCTTGAGAAGGCTTCCAACGACACGCCGGAGACACACTATCTCGACAGCAAGACCGCCAACGCCGGGGACAAGAACTTCACGAAGTACGCACGGGACATTGACGCCATCCCCCATTTCTATAACGGGAAAAAGCAGGGATACCCGTGGTGCACCACGTTCGTGGCGTGGGTGAACGTGCAGGCGTTCGGCGTAGCAGAGGCGAAGCGGCTGCAGAACCTGCCGGACGACAGTCTGGGCGCGGGCGTGTACTACCTGAAGCGGTACTTCAAGGCTGCGGGGCAGCTGGGCACTACGCCGAAGGTGGGCGCACAGGTATTCTTCGGCGACGATCACACGGGCATCGTGACGGAGATCGTGGGCAAGGGCTTCCGCACCATCGAGGGCAACACCAGCCCGCAGAGCGGCGTGGTGATCAACGGCGGCGGCGTGTACGAGAAGGAGTACGCCAGCGTGAAGTCCTCGTACACCTTCGGCTACCCGGATTATCAGGAAAGCGACGAGGACGCGCCTGCGGAGAAGCCGAAGATCTATCTGTCCCCGGCGTACCACAAGGCCAACCAGTGCTGCTATAAGCGTCCCGATGGCCAGCAGTGCTATGAGACGTTGGAGAACAACGAGTTTCTGGACATTTTGCAGCCCATGCTGGAACGCTGCGGCTTTGACATCATGCGCGGTCCCCGCCGGACGCCCATGAGCGACGAGTACGGCCCGGACTATATGTACCGCGCCATCAAGGAGAGCAACAAGTGGGGCGCAAAGGTGCACTATGTGTCCCACACCAACGGCAGCACCAACGGCCCCACCGGGCATGGCACGGTAAAGGGATTTTTGTCCATGTACCACCCCAGCAGCGCCAACGGGAAGAAGCTGGCGGAACTGATGGTGAAGTACCGGAAGGCCATCTACCCCCACGGCTGCCGGACGGCGACGCGGAGCGACCTGCACGAGCTGGACGACACGAACGCCTACGCCGTGTACCAGGAGCACGTGTACCACGACAACCCGGAGGACGCGGCGTGGTTCCATGAGCACATGGAGGATTGCGCTGTGGCGGACTGCAAGGCGCTGTGCGAGTTCTGCGGGCTGGAATATGTGGAGCCGGAGAAGCCGCAGGAGCCGGAACAGCCGGAGACACCGGAACAGCCGACCGTGACCGAAACGTACACCGTGAAGGTGACGCGGAGCGCGGACGGGAAAAGCGGCACGTGGGAGATCGTGAAGTGACCTCGGAGCGCATAAGGCGATAGGGCAAAAACGGCCGGAGAAATAAAAATAAGCCCCCTGCGGCGCACAGAGCGTCACAGGGGGCTTTCTACTTTAACAGGAGGGTAGTTTGACGGGTAAAAAAAGAAACGCCGCAGAAGCTCCCTGCTGGTAAGACAGTAAAATCAAATTTCGT